AAGTGATGAATGTCTAGCAAAAGAGGGTTCATTGAAAATAAAAGAGATAACCTATATACATTCGGAAGGATATTCAGCAAGTTCTTTAAAGCACGGACCATTCGCACTACTAGATGAAAAATTCCTTGTTATTATTTTTAATTTAGATCAGAATCATAAGTCAAAAATTATAAATTGTTTTAACGAGGTTGCTTCGAGAAATTCTCCTGTAATTTTTATAACGAATGACGTAAATATCTCTCTAAAAAATGTATTTGAATTAATTATAATTCCTGAAAATAAGACATATTCATCTTTGTTAGGTGTTGTTCCTGTTCAATTACTCGCTTACTACTTATCTGTGAATAAAGGAATAAATCCCGATAAACCAAAAAATTTGGCAAAAGTTGTTACAGTTGAATAAAATAAGTATATAGTCCCTTACATATTTTTATATAAAATGATTTATTTTTATATAAAATTATATATATATTATGAATATATTAAAATCAAATAAAAGAAAAAGTATTGTATTTATTTTATTTAATATTTTTCTTTTTCTTCTAATAATTAGCTTTTTTGTATTTGAAACTACAAAAATTGATATTTATGAATCATATCAGTCTTTTTATGAAAGGTTAAAAGAAAGAAAAAATAAAAGAATTAAAAAAAAAGAGGAAGAGAGAAAAAAACGAAAAAAACAAACTGACTGGGGTATAAATTATCATGGTAGTGTAAGATTTGATGATTATTATGTTCCTCAAATTAATTTCAAACCAGCATATTTATTTTTTGACTCAGACTATTATACCTATTAGATATCTAGACTTACTGTATTACTTGCTGATTTTTGTCTTCTTTTGCTGCGTTTTGGCATATTTCCAGTAGACTGTAGGTCTTTTAAATCACTTATGCTAATAGTACTGCTATCATTATTTTGCGCTTGATTTTGAAATTGTGTTTGTTGTACTGGTTCTTGAATATTTATTGTTTTAGTTTTTAATCCAGATAAAATATCTGTAATGTCACTAGGCCCTTTCATTTCAGGACGTTGTTGTCTTCTACTGGTTCTATCCTGTAAATCAGGTCTTTCAAAATTTTCTCTCAAACTTATTCCATCATCAGTAAAATTACTTTGACTCATATTTAGGTCTGGACGATTTGAATAATTATTGTTTCCAGGTCTTCCCATTGGAATAGGAACTGCGTTAGGACCTTGAGTTGCCATTGGTGGTGGTGGTCCATAACCTTGAGGTACAGATGGTTCAGGATTCATCATATTACTCATAAACCCAGAAAACCCTGGACTTGTTTGTGCCATAGAATTTACGGCTGCGTTCTGAAATGAGCGCATCAAGTCAGGATTTTGTCTTAGTATATCATCCATACCAGGCATAGCACTTTTAAACATAGTATTCGTCATATGAACCATCATTGCACTTCCTCCAAGTTGAAATAGTAACTTTAATTCAGGAGCCATAGTAGCTTTACTTTTATATTTTTCGTATAGTTCACCAAAAATTTCATCATAATCATTGATATTTTCATTAACTTGTTCGCTCCATCCGTCAAGTTTAATATCAAAAGGGTCAAAACGTCCATTTAAAAATTCAATCCCATTAATACATGCCATAAGCATATTTCCTTGAAATTTAACTGAATTTTGTTTGCTTTTTTCCTCCATAATAGTTTCATATTCACCCATCATTTCTTGAAGAGATGATTCCATGGAATATTTTTTAGATAATTCAACCCCCTTTTTCTCAAGTGCCTCGAGTTTTCTTAAAAACTTAAATTTCTCTCTTAACATTTCTTCTTTTGACATTTGAGGTAGAGTTGATGTTTGTTTATCAGGGTCTATTGGTATGTTATTAAATTTTCCATAACCATCCCAACTTTTATTTTCTCCAGCCGAATCAGAAGTAGATTTACCAATAGATGGTACATCAGTAAACCTTACACCTTGTTTTTCATTAGTATTTAAATTAAAATTAGAACTTGGATTACTAAATATATCTGATTTTGGTTGAAAACTTGTATTTGTATCATCCACTAAATTATTTAACTCATTTTCTAAATTATTTAAATCATCTAAATCGATATCACTGTTAGGATTTTTATTTTCTTTAATTGTGTCATTCATTAGTAATTCAAGACCTCCACCAAAATTAGTAGATTTTAATGATGGTGTACTATTCCAATTACTTGTATCATCATTGAAATCAAGCTCAGATAATTCAATAAAGTCTGCCATTATTATTCATTAAATAGAACTTTTAATTTTAAGTCATACGAATTAAATAATATATTTCAATAATTATAATTTATAAAAGTTATAATTATTTTTAACAATTTAACAATTTAACAATTTTACAATTTTACAGTTTTTTGTTATTTATAAACCAGATACCTTGTAAAAAGGAATCTGCTAAATCATCCTTCTTTTTATGAGTATTAAAATAGTCTATTTTATCATTAAATTGATAATCATTAGATATTATGTCTAAACATTTTGATATACCTAGTTTTTTTCTGTTAGTATAATTTGTTTTATCTTCAATGTGACAATCTTTTAATTTATTAGACGCAGATATAAATTCAAAATGGTCTACTTTTATATTTGACATAATAAAGTATTGAACTATCATTCCTTGAATTGTTTTCATTCTGTTTGCGATAGGACTAATTTGATTTTCAATAATTACATAATCAACTTCATTTTCGTCTGAAAATAATTGATTAAATTTTGTTTTCAGATTCATTCCTATTTTTATTAAATCAACTTTGGAGGCATTAGTGATATTTACTTCTTTAAAACACGTTTGAACTATATGTTCATTTATTAAAGATATTAAATCATTTTTTTTAATAGGAGATTCATAAGTTATGTTATATTTGTTTGCGATATCATACAGTTTTTGAATTTTTTGTTTATTAATATATGATGGTTTTAACTCAGCTGTTGGTATTTGATACTGTTGTTTTTTAGAATGTTTAAGACAATAGAATTTATCGTCTTTAGAGAGTTTAGCAATATTACTACAAATAATATTTTTCTCTACATAACAACATTTTAATGTTTCTTCTTCTGAAATATTAACAACATCCCATTTTGTAATGTTAAAATGAGTTGAATCATGTTTTTTTTCAAAAAGACAAAACGCTAAATTTTTTATTCCAACGTCTATGCTAAGTATCTTCATATATAATAAATAAGATATTTAACTTTTAAGTTATTGAGGTAGTGACTTAGTTTATTTTTTAAAATTAGCAGGGTTAATTGATGGTGATACCATTCTTGAATTTAACTGTTCTCTGCTTAAATAAGGATTTTTTAAATCGCTGTTACAGTATCCAAATCCTGGAGTATTTGTATCGAAAGCTGACTTAAATGTGTAAGGTACATTACTTGAAGGTGTTTTTCCTGTTTGAACGTGAGGATCTAATCCTAAATCATAACAAGCCTCCAAATTATTATAATTCATAATTTGAAGACCATTATTTTGTAAATATTGACGATACACCCAATTAGAGCTAATTTTTTCTTGTTTTTGGATTCTCTGATTGATTACAGCATCTGGTTGCCAAGAAGCGTAGTTTCTCCCATCATTCATAATAGGTGGAAAGTTAAAGTGAATGTTGTTTGATCCTGAATAGCATGTTGCCCAACTCATGTTATATTATTGCTATATAAAATCTTATTCAACTCCTAGCAATTTAAGTAGTTCATTTTTTTTCAATTTAGAAGCATCTATAGACAAACCTTTTTCGGATACGATATTTCTTAGTTTATTAAGAGATAGTTTCTTAAAATCTATATTTTCTTTTGAATCTTCTAAAGTAGAAATATTAATTGATTTAAAGTCAATAGAAGCAACCAAATGTTTTTCTAATTCCTCATTATTATCATTATCTAAAGGCAATAAATTTTCTAAGTTAGATTCTTCAATATTATCTTCACTAGATTCAGAATTACAAGATGCTAAATCATCTAAATCATCTAAATCATCCAAAATATCCATGTTGTCAGAATTGTTATCTAAATTTTCTTCTAGATCTTCATTATTTTCGGAAATGTTAATTTTAAATACTTTCACATCTGGTTCACTAATTTGTATAACATTATTCTCTTCTAAATTGTATTTCGTTGAACTTTCATCATCAGAATCATCATAATCATAATCTGATTCATTATCATCTTCATGATCTGATTCATTATCATCTTCATCATCTGAAACGTTAATTAATTCAGAACTTTTAATTTCTTCTAAATTTTTATTTTCATGTGGAGTAGTAATATTTTGTGAAATACCATTGTTTCCAGCACCTATCATTGTTAAATGATTAATCATCATTTTATTAGTATTCATCTCTTCTGCTAAAGAAGAAACTAAACTTAACATAGAAGATATTTTATGATTTTGGTCTCGGAATTTACTTTCAAAATAAAGTACTAATACAGCAATTGCGAGTAGCAATATTCCTAAAAACATTAGAAATGTTGGATTAAATAATTCTGTTAAAGAGGCCATATTATTACAAAAAGATGATATAAATTAATTTATTAAATTAACGAATTAGTTTATACTTCTTTTTTATAGTATGGATTTTTTTGGAATAAATAGTGTACCAAACAAGTAATCGATCCAATATTCACCATAATTATATTTTAAATATTTATGATGTAAAATATGATGGTCGCCTAGAATAAAAATATAATATTCATCATGTGAAATTACACCACGAAAATTTATTACAATAATAGCGCATAATAATTGATATATGGCTAACTTATAAAAATAAACAGGTATCATTAACCCAATGCTTTGTAAAGGTATTTCTAATAAGTGAATTGTATAAAAATCGTAATATTCTGTATTATATTTTTTATGATGAATTTTATGAATTGGATATAAATATTTTGTATGAAGTATAATGTGTAAAAAATAATAATAAATATCGTAACAAATCATGTATATCAAAAATGTTAACATTATTTATATTAAATATAATATAATAAAAATAATAAATAAAAATAATAAATAAAATTAAAATAATAAAATTAAAATAATAAAAATATTATATTTTGCTTCATTGTCATTACATATTGATAGTTTTATCAATTATTTCTTGTGGATAATTCATATCACATAATACATTAATTCCTCCTTTTATTTCAGAAATACCTTCTTTGAGTTTGTAACTATAATTAATTTTATTATTTGTTTTCGTTGTAAACATTTGCTGATTTAAAATACTAATATTTTTCTTTAAATTCTTTGCTACTTTTAAAAAATGTGTTGTTAAAAGACAAGAAACATTTTTATTTTTAATTAAGTATTCCATGAATGCGGTTGCGCTAACAACAGCTTCATCTGGATTTGTACCAGAATACAGTTCGTCAAATATACAGAAATGTGTATCTTTTTTGTTTGTACTTACAATATCTAATATTTCTTTACATCTTCTAGCTTCTGCTTGAAAAAGACTATCCCTACCGGATGTATCAGGAATATTTATATAACAATGAATATACTTGTAAGGATTTAATTTTGCCGATTCGTAAAATCCACATCCAAATTGTTGTGTAAAAATGATATTAATGAGAGTAGATTTCAATATTGTAGTTTTACCAGAAGCATTTGGTCCAGTAATGATTAAATTCTTTTTCAATTTAACTGTATTTTTAACAGGATTGTTATTCATCAAAGAAGCATAATAACTCTTTTTAAAGATTGTTTTATTTTTTTCATCTGTAAATACTGAGTAGTTTATTTTTCTCTCTTCAATGTTACTTATTAGACCTTCTATACAATCAATATATCCATTGAAACCGAATGAATACATTAACGCATCATTATAAACTTTATTATCATGTAATTCATAAAAGTATTTTAGAATAACTCCTATTTCATGTATTTTTCTAATATTTGTTAATTTATATTCAGATATATTGGATAACTTATACTTTAATTCTAAAAGTGTATCTTTTTTCTCTCTTAGTATTTTGTTGAATTCTGTTTGTGAGTTTAAATCTTTTGAATAAGAGTGATAATTATCAATTGATTGAATCGTAAAATCTAAATAAGAGCTTATTTCATTAAAGTATTTGTGGATTTTTATCATATTATTATTAAACTTGACACATACTGTTACATTTTGATAAATTGAAAAAACATAAAAAGCTGCTGAAACAAGTAAATATATCTTTTCATTTGCGGATACTTCACTAAATTTTGTAAATAACTTGCCAATTGCGTGTGTTTGTGCAATGACTTTTAAAACATCTATATATTCACTTACATTTAGATTTAATCCTTTCATTCTTATAACAAAAAATGGAATTATTAAAATAATAATTGGTACAAAGAGAGAAATAACAGGAGATGCTAAGTTGTATAGACTCATAAACTGTAAAAAGTGTTCGGATTTATTCAAAAATTCTAACATTTCCCAGTCTACATAGTAGTATTTTTCTTTGAAATCAGTTTCAGATTTAATTTCATCCCAAATTTCAAGAATATTTTTATAGTTTGATGAATGGTTTAAATAGTTGTATTTATTGTCTATTTTTTTGTAGTTTTTTAATAACTCTTGTGTCTCTTTTAAAAAAGTTGTATCAGGTGTATAATATTGTGACATTTGACTAATAAGTTTTTGGGATAATTCGTTATCACTATTAAAAAAATAGCTATAAACTGGGTTACAACCTGAAACATCTATGGTTTTAACTAGCTCTAAATCGTCTATAATATTTGTTTTAAGTTTAACTTTTTTGTCATTGTAATAGATTGGTAATTTAAAAAAATCATTAATTTCTTTTATTTGCTTAAATTCATTTGGCATTTATTATATTTTAAAGTAGAAATATAATAATTTTATTTAACGAATTATTTATTATTTATTATTTATTATTTATTATTTATTATTTATTATTTATTGTTATAACTTGAATAAAAAATCAACATTTTTGTAGAAATTCCAAATCACCAGGTAATTCTTTAATTTCAGTAGAATAATGTGATTCAATTTCTTTCATCTTGACAATATCTCTTCTAGTAATAAAGTTAATTCCTACTCCCTTTCTTCCCCATCTTCCACTTCTACCAATTCTATGTAGATATGTATGTACGCATTTTGGTAAATCAAAATTAATAACAATACTTACTTGTTGAATATCAATACCACGTGCTGTGACATTGGATGAAATCATAACACGAGACTTTCCGTTTCTAAACTCGTTAAAAGCTTGTTCTCTTGTTGTTTTATCCATATTACTATGAATACAACATACAGGAAATTCATCTTCACGCATAGCATCGTATAAATCTGCTACACGTTTAACACTATTACAATATATAATACATTGTGAAACACTGAGAAATGAAAAAAGATGTTTAAGGGTTGCATATTTTTGTCTGTCATCTTCTACAGCAACATAAAATTGTCCGATACCTTCAAGTGTTAACATATCCGCTTTAACACTAATTTTAACTGGATTACGCATGATTTTGTCAGTAATTGGATAAACACTTTGAGGTAGAGTTGCGCTGAATAAAGCTACTTGAATATCAGAATTCAAATACTGAAAAATATTATACACTTGCTCTTTAAATCCAGATGACAACATTTCATCTGCTTCATCTAGAATAATAAGCTTAATATCTTTACCTGAAATTCTATCACGTCTCAACATATCGTTTACACGTCCAGGACATCCACAAATAATATGAGGTGTATTTTTACTTGAAAAACCAGAACTTTCCTCTAAAGAAGAACCTCCAAATAAAGTTTGTACTCGTAGTGTTTCTTTTTTACTATTTTCCATCATACTACCAATACTACTCATGACTTTTGCGGTTTGTATAGTTAACTCACGTGTTGGTGACAATACCAAAATTTGTGTAGTATTACTATCTAAATTGATAACAGATAACGCACCAATGGTAAAAGCAGCTGTTTTTCCTGTACCTGACTGAGCTTGTGCTATAATGTCCTTTCCATTAATAATTGGAACAATTGCTTTTTGTTGAATTGGACTAGGTTTTTCAAAACCATAAGCAAAAATACCTCTTAAAATATTCACGTGTATTTCTAATTCATCCCAGGAATTAATTTCATGTGAAGAATCTATCGTTTCTAGTTCTTCTTTGTTACTTACTTTGTTGTTAACTTCGTTTTCAGTTGACATAATATATTATTTACGTTCTATCTATTTAAGTGTATTTTAAATCATTATTATATTTTTTAAAAAATTGATATAAACAATTTGAAAGATAATAAACTACATTACTATATGATGACAACAATGAGATATACTTTAAATGATTTTAATGAAATTATATTTAATGGCTTTAATTATGAGTTACCATGTGAAACCGTTAAAATTATATCAGAATTATCTCTTGAAGTGGGGTCACCAAATTATGTAAAAACACCTGTTTTTCAGAAAAGAGAAAATCCTATGAAGGTAGATACAAATATAATAAAAGATCCTAACGGTTTCAAAAAGAAACGTGGTAATAAAGGTATGGAGATTTTAAATGATGAAGATTGGGTTTCATTAAGAAGTTTTCAAACAACTAAAATTGAAGAAAAGGTTGGAATCGAAGCATATATTGATAACATCCGTTCATATTTAAATAAATTAACTGATAAAAATTATGGAGATATATTATCTAAAATTAGTATTGTTTTAGATAGTATTATTTCTAATGAAAGTAATCACGAAGATGTATCAAAGGTAAGTTTATCGATTTTTGAAATAGCTTCTACAAATAGATATTATTCTAAGATGTACGCAGATTTATATTCTGAAATCATTACTAAATATGATATTATGAAAGGAGAAGTAGAAAAAAGTCTAAGTAAAATTATGGACTTGTTCACAACAATTGAGTATGTAGACTCAAAACTTAATTATGATAAATTTTGTGAAATTAATAAAATAAATGAAAAAAGAAAAGCATTATGTTCATTCTTTGTTAATTTATCTATAAATGGTATAATTCCAAATAATACAATTAGAAATATTACTAGAAATTTATTATATCAAATTTATACATTTATTTCACAAGAAGATAAAAAGAACGAAGTAGATGAGCTAGCAGAAAATGTAGCACTTTTATATAAAAAAGAATTATATTCTAATCAATGTTATGAATATGAATTAATAGATGGACATTCAATTACAGAAGTTATTGAAAAAATCGCCCATAGTAAGGTAAAAGATTATAAAAGTTTGACAAACAAGACTATATTTAAATTTATGGATATGATTGATATGTAAATTGTTTATTTATATAGATAAAATTTTTTATATTTTCTAAAAATATAAAAAAAATACTTAAAGTTGTGAATATAATTATAACTAATACAATAATGAAAACATTATTCTTTTTTTTATTTACATATTTATTAAATACTTTATCACTAGTAGATAAAAATATAGTTTATAAGCAACAATTACGTGGTATTATTGAGAAAGAAAGAAATAGACAAATTCAAAAAATAATAAATTTTGAATATGAATATATATATAATCAAGTTTTACAAGAAACAAAAATTGGTAATACAAAAATACAGTTTAAAATATTCTGTTTTCATACAGAAGGTATAAATGATAATATATTTAATTCTATGCGAATTAATAATGATAGTGATTCGATGTTAAAAATAGTAAATTTATATAAGATAAATTCGGATTCTATTGTGAGTAAAGTTATAGAAAAATTAAAATTATCTTTTCCAGATAGTAATATTATTTGGGAAACAAAATATAATAATGAAAATGATTGTATAAACTATTCATTGTTTTGGTAACATGATTTTATATTTTTAAATTTTAGAATCTAATTAATTATTAATATTTAAAAATATAAAAGAAAATTTAATATATAATGAGTAATAAAGATGAAAATATATGTTTTTTAATCGATGATAAATACATTAATGATAAAGAACTTGAGGTTGACCTAAATGAAATTTTAATGTCCTTAGAAAATACAACTAATCATGAAAACAATGAAGATTTATTTATTTCACAAACACTAAACTATGAAGTTAATTTTACTGTAAAAGAACTAATGCTTATATGTGAATACTATGGTATTTCGAAAGATTTAAAGTCTAATAAGTGTAATAAAAACGAAATAATATATTTTTTAGTTAAATTCGAAAACGATCATGTAAACGAAGATGTCGTTTCTAAAAGACGAAATATGTGGTTTTATATTAATGAAATAAAAAATGATAAGTTTATGAAGAAATATGTGTTATGGTAATTAAAATTGTATATTTAATTTTGTATTTAATTTTGTAATAAATATAAAATATTGTAATAAATTATAAAATGGTTTTATCAAAAATAAACAGTAATGTAAGTTATCCCGAATTAAAAAGTGTAGATTCTGGAGATTTAAAAATGGAAGCCAATTTGTATCAAATAGAAGTCCACGATATTGATGTCATTATAGCAGTAGGAAATTCAAAAAATACATTTGAAGAGGATAATATTTTGTTTTTTCCAGTTTATTTAGTTAAACATAACAATAAGGTTATCCAAATTGGAGTATATGAAATTAAAGCATCAAATTATATATCTTATCTTGACGATAATAATGATTTGGATGTTGAGAAACTAGATGAGCCATTAATTTATACATTTGTTACGAAAGAAATGTTAAATAATTTAAGGATGAAACCTGATGAACCTTTAAAACACGTTGATGTATCTGATAGCGATAAAGAAGAAGATCAGGAAGAAGAGGAAGAAATTGGATATTATCAAGATTATAAAATACCAGAAGAGAGAAGTGATATTTTTGTTTTAACAACAGGTGTTCCAATTCCACCAATGCTTAAAGAAGAAACACATAAAATAGCATTAGATTACAGACAAAAATATCATGAAAGTCTTGATGATAATTGGATTCAAAAGTTTATGTCAAATACTAATTATTCTATCACGGATAATGAGGGTGGAGGTGATTGTTTATTTGCAACAATTAGAGATGCTTTTTCTAACATAGCCCAACAAACATCAGTTAACAAATTGCGAAAAAAATTAGCAGATGAAGCAACAGAAGAGGTTTTTTTACATTATAAAGAGCAATATGACATGTATAATACTGCTATTTTAAAAGATACAAATGATATAAGAGAATTAGAAGCAGAGTATATTAATATAAAACAAAAATTTGCTAGTGTAATAGATAGAAATGAACAAAAATTATTATCCGAACATGCCAAAAAAGTAAAGGTTCAACATGATAGATTAGTTCAAGAGAAAAAAATATCCGCACAAATATTGAATGAATTTAAGTTTATGAAAGGGGTTGATACACTTGAAAAGTTCAAAAGTAAAATTAAAAAATGTGAATTTTGGGCGGATACTTGGGCTATTTCTACACTAGAAAGAATTCTTAATGTGAAATTAATTGTTTTTTCAAGTGAAGCATATAAAAGCGGAGATATCAAAAATGTTTTACAATGCGGACAATTAAATGATTCTATTTTACAAAACAAAGGTATATTTAATCCCGAATTTTATATAATTGTTGACTATACTGGAACACATTATAAAACAGTGGGATATAAACAAAAAATGATTTTCAAATTTAGTGAGATTCCTTATGATATAAAAAAAATGATAGCTGAAAAATGTTTACAAGGAACAGATATGTCCGGACCATTCTCAATTATTCCTGATTTTAAAAAATTTAAAGGAGTTGGTACTAGTAACAAAGAAAAAAATATAACAAATGAAATTGAATACGAAGATTTAAACGAGGCAAAACTAAGAGGATTATATGATGACAATATTGTTTTTATATTTTATCCTAAATCAAATGGAAAACCTTTACCTGGAAAAGGTACAGGAGAGAAAATACCAAATGATAGATTAAAAGAATATACAGAGTTAGCAACTATTCCAGAATGGCGCAAAAAATTGTCTAATTTTTGGATTGATAAACCATTTTCATTAGACAATCATCAATGGGCCAGTGTAGAACATTATTATCAAGGCTCTAAATTTAAGAAAAATCATCCAGAATTTTATTTAAGTTTCTCAATTGATTCTGGTACTGACCTTTCAAAAGACGCAACATTAGCAAAAGCTGCTGGTGGTAAATCTGGAAAATTAAAAGGAAAACTTCTTAGACCTATTGAAGTTGAAATAGATCCAGATTTTTTTGGGAAAAGACACAAACAAGAAATATATGCTGCACAGTATGCGAAGTTTACACAAGATGAAGATTTAAAGAAATTATTATTAGCTACAGGTAGTGCAAAGTTAACACATCATAGTCGTGGTTCTCCACCAGAAGTATTTGATGATTTAATGATAATACGTGATAAACTTAGACGAAGTGATGTTTAATAAAGAATAAAAAATATTTATATTGAATAAATTATAAATATTTTACATACCTAATATTTTAAGGCAAGAACTACCTTTCAATATTTTTGAAAAACTTAATAAACTAACACATGAATCAATTAAATTTTTTGTTAAAACTAAAAATGCGATTTTCTTATCTTCATCAAGTTTGATTTTTCTCTCTTCGACTAAAACATAGATAATAAATTTTAACACAGTCCCACATACTTCAGCTCTTTTTGTGGTATCAAGTTTAATATCTTTTGCTTTATAGACTAATTCATAAAGTTTTTGAACTAATAAAATAAGATTAGGAAGATCGCTCGAATCAATTTTATTATCTTTTACAATTTCTACAAAAGCATCCTCTATGTCTTTTAAAAAATCAGGCGATTTTATTAAAACATTATTTATAACTTTAATAGCTGTATCGTCTAATTTTATATTAGCATTTTTTTTAATTTCTTCTGATACTAATAAATCTAATAACGTTTTTACTTCTAAACTAATATCAACATCTGTAAATTCAGAAATATTTTCTTTCTTTTCTTCTACCAAAGACATTTACATTAAATGTATATTTTATTTATTATTTTATAACACAGTTACTTCCATTAATATCAAATTTTGGTGTTTGATTATTTGGACAGCATCCATAACGGGTTCCAGAACAACCACCTATTGGTTTCGGAGGTACAGGTCCAGGACCTGGAGGTGGAGGTGGAGGCGGAGGTGTTGATAAAAAATATCCTGGTCCTGGGTTATATCTAGGACAATTTGTACCATAAAAATTTATTTTTGAGTCGACACCATTTGGACAACATCCAAAAGCGGTTTGACTACAATTAGCAGATTTAGTGTTATTTCCAGTTCTAACTATTTTAATGTTATTTAATATAATTAGTGCAAATAAAATAATTGCCAAAACAATAATTATTGATGAACTCATATATAGTAAATAAATAGATTAAAATATTAATATTGTTAAAAAATACTAAATTATCGCATATAGATTTAAAAATAAAATTAATAGAATATTATTATAAGAATGAAAATAACAAAAAATAGCAAAGACTTGATGTCATTTTTAATAAAAAAAAACCATATATTTCAAGTAACACAAAATAAAAAAACGAATACGATTATAAATGATCTATATAAAGATATACTAGAGTCATATAAATATTTAACTTCAATAAAACAGTCAAAAGGACATTTTTATAACGTATCTATTAAAAAAATACAGAGTTCTTTTGAGATAACAAAACCAAAAAATTTCAATGCAAATAGTTTTCCAGAAGAAGTAAGAAAACATATAGATGAAACAAGTATGTCTGAAATATCTTATACTTTTTCTCTCTTTGATAGAAATATTAAACTAATTTTTATAACAGAAGAAGATAATATTGAGCTAAAAGTTAATACTTATAATAAATATGTTGATACTATTATTATGTGGTTATACATATTAAACGAGTACTCATCAAAACAATGTTCCAATAATATTATAGTTTATTTTTATTTTACTTCTCTTAAAAAAAAATTACCTGACTCACATATTTATATTTTAGATGAAATAAATGTAAATACTGCTTTTACTACTACTTGTCCTAAGGATTCAGAAATTGTAGTGTTTAGAAAAGAAGAATGGTTTAAAGTTTTTATACATGAAACTTTTCATAATTTTGGATTAGATTTTTCAGATATGAATATTAGTGAATCAACAAGAGACATTTTATCAATTTTTCCTGTGAATTCAGATGTTAATTTATATGAATCATATACTGAATTTTGGGCTGAAATAATGAATGCGTTATTTTGCAGTTTTAATATATTAAAAAATAAAAACAATAGTGAAGAATTTTTCAATAATTTTGACAACTTTATTAGTTTGGAAATAACATATAGTTTTTTTCAAATGATTAAAGTATTAAATTTCATGGGATTAAGCTATAAAGACTTATATTCAACAAATATTCATAGTAAAAGTAAAAGAGATACATTATATAAAGAAGAATCAAATGTTCTTTCTTATTATATTATTAAAACAATATTATTAAATAACTACCCGGGCTTTTTAAATTGGTGTAAAGTGAATAATTTATCTCTCTTACAGTTTAAAAAAACTTTATCAAATCAGAAAGAATTTTGTATCTTTATAGAAAAAAACTACAAAACAAAGTCAATGATTGATTGTGTAAATGATACTCAAGACTTTTTCAAAAATTATAAAAAAAATATAGATAATGAATATTTATCTAATAATCTTCGTATGACTTTATGTGAACTTGGTTAGATTTTTATATTTTTACTATATTTTTTGTATAATTTTTTATATTATTTATTATGAATACTGCAGTAGTGATAACCTGTTAAACTTTCTCTCTTACAATTTTTTCCACTCTTTGTTTTTTTACAACAAATATATTTATAACATCCATTACCCGTTGATTTTTTATTTGCCTTCCAAGCAGAACTAGCACCATCAAAATCAATTTCGACTGTGTATATCGCACTATTATTATATCTTGTTTCACTTCTAGTATTCATTTTTGTTGTTTTGTGTTAATAGTAACTCTTCAAAACAATCATTCAATTTTATTTTAATTCTTTAAATAATATAAAATTGATTTTATAAAAATATATTATGATTAAATTAAAACTACAAAAAATAGGATGGGAATTAAATATCTAAACAAGTTTTTAAGGGAAGAAGCAAGTGATTCAATAAAGTTTATATCTATAGCAGATATATCCGGTAAAAAAATAGTAGTTGATATTAGCATATATCTATATAAATATGCTGCTGAAGGTTGTTTAATAGAGAATATATATCTTATGTTGTCTGTATTTAGACATTATAATGTGATTCCTATATTCATATTTGATGGTAAACCTCCTACTGAAAAAAAAGAACTAATTAAAAAACGACAAGATGATAAAAAAGATGCTGAAGATGAGTATACAAAATTAAAGTCTCAACTAGAGAATAATGTAATGGATGATATTGAGAAACAAGACATTATTAATAATATGGACATGTTGAAAAAAAAATTTGTTTATATTCACAAATCTGATATAGATAATGTAAAAAGATTAATTAGAGCATATGGTGCTACTTATTATGACGCACCTGGTGAAGCAGATGAGATATGCGCGTTACTTGTTTTAAAAAATAAAGTATGGGCTTGTTTGAGCGAAGATATGGATATGTTTGTATATGGTTGTACAAGAGTAATTAGATATCTTAGTTTATTAAATCATACAATAGTTTTATACGATACAAAATCTATTCTAGATAATTTGGGTATTACACAAAAAGAATTAAGAGAAATCTGTGTGTTATCTGGTACAGATTATAATTATAATATAGATGAATCAAAAAACACACCGACACTCTATAAAACACTATCATATTTTAAAAAATATCACAAAGAAAAATCAGATTTAGAATTCTATGAATGGTTAATCGAAAAAACAAATTATATTACTGAATATGATATCTTAAAAAAAATATATGATATGTTTGATATAAATAAAAGAGATAACTCGTATACAAATTTTGAAAATATAAAAATTATAAATACTAATATCATAAAAAAAGAAGTAAATGAAATTTTAAAAACAGATGGGTTTATATTTAATGAATATGAATAAATAAAAAATTTTTTTTTGATTTAAAGTAAAACCAATATATTATTCTATAAATGATTGACTTATATAATAATAAATATGATAGAGAAACATTAAAGAATAATATTTATGCTGTAAAATTAATTGATATTTTGAAAACACAAAAACTAGATATTACATTTGTTGTACGTTATATTTTAAATAATAAATATCAGCTTATAAAAGAAGAAGAAGATATAACAATTGACATGGTATTAAAATATCAAAAACATATAATATTACATGAATTAATGTTTGCTATTAATTTATATGATGATGATGATGATAGTGTAGATGATTTTGAAACAGTAGCAAAGAACAAAGAACAAAGAGTAAATACTTCTATATAAATACTTTTGAGTCAATGTCAACAAAATTACCAGAAGCAAATTGAGGTATTTGTTCGTATTGAGATGTTTTTAATAAAGCACGCATAGATTTTAATAGTTCTCTCCATGATTCACATGGAGAAGTCTTTAAACTCTCAAGTAAAGACCAGGTCATTGCTCCCTGTGATTTGTTATTAATATAAGCATCCTCACTAGTTTGCTCTTCCGTACATCCACTAATCATATAAACATTACCGATAGTTTCAATATTTTTATCATTTTCATTATACTTGTCATAATTTAAACTATCTAAAAATTGATATTTAAGGTCTAAAATAGTTCCACTAAAACAACTATCAAACATAGCAAATAATGTAACATCTTTTTTCAAATATTGTAAAATAATCGTTTTTAATTCATCATCTAATATTCCTTGTAAATCACAAGAAACTAATAATTCATCATATCCATCTTTTTCGTCTCCATTCCTGTCTAAAATATATGAACCGTGACCACTATATAAAAAAAATAATAAGTCTCCTGATACTGAATTAATAAGAAGTTTTTTAAATTCATCAAGAATATTTTGTTTTGTGGGTTTTTTTAATGTTAAGTCTGTAAGAGTATTTATTGTTGTGAATCCATTTTTAGATAATCTATCTTTAACAGAATTAACGTCATTTATACATCCATATAATTCGTTTTTTGTACCCATATAATTAATACCCACTAGAAGTGCGTTTTTATTTTTAGAAAATGTAACTTTTTTAGGAATATAATTATTAATAGATATTATACAGTCGTTTAATTGTTTTTGTAACGTGTTAACATCACTAAAGTATTTTGATATTAAAATATTAATATTATTTTGTTTTATTTGTTGAGAAAGTCGTATATTACTTTGAATAATTTTAATATTATTATTTAACGTAACGTTTAATATAGAAACGCTAAAAGAATATCTTTTTTGAAATTCAATAATTCTATTTTTTTTATAAAGTTCTAACTCTTCACTCATTATGATATATAAAAATATTAAAAGTATCTCAAAAATATTCATTGATAAATTATGTAGTCATTTTAGACTATATAATTATTTTTATATTTTTTATTTTTATATTTTTATATTTTTATTTTTATATTTTTTCTCATTTTTCTTTCCGGTCGGTGTAATAAATTATTTAAGCGGTAGACTCTTTAATAGCCTTGGCGAAATGAGGAGACATGTATCTTTGAAGGTTGAAATAAGTAAGTTCATCACTCTTCTTTAGTTTTAAAAGAGTAGCAAGTTTGGTGTCAGGATTAATTTTACGTCCATTTTCCTTGTCTTGAAGATTGTGAGCACGAATGTAGGTATTAATTTCACGTGTAACTTCAGTACGAGCCATTTCAGAACCAGAAGGCTTTTCAAGGAATTTGGCAAGCTCATCAGAGATTCTGGTAGGCTTTACAAATCCAGAAGGAGCACGGTTTCCAGCCTTGCGCTTACGTTTGGATGATTGTTTTTGAGCGGTCTTTAGTTCACGACTCCATTTCTTCTCAAGGGTTCTATATTCAGCTTTTAAGGATGAGATAAGAACACCAAGTTGTTGAAGTTTGGCAAGGAATTCGACCGATTGTTCAGCAAGAGGAGCCTCACCATCAGCGGATTCAACAACAGGAACATCAACAACACTAGCAACAACAATATTATCAACTTTAGCTTCGGACTTAGGAGCCTTAGCCTTCTTAACAGCCTTTTCTACAACAGGGGTAGAAGCAGCAACAGATTCAACAACAGGAGCAACAACAGGAGCAACAACAGTATCAACAGATTTGGTAGTCTTAGTTCTAGCCATCTTATTATACTATATCTAAACATTTACTTTTTAAGTGATTTAACGCAAATAATATATATTGTTACGATAATATGGTAATAAATATCTTAATAAAACATCTACATATATTTAAAAATAACTCACTGATTGATAAAGCCAAGGAAGAGATGTAGCAGCGTCTTCATTTACTAAAGTTAAAGCACCTAGAACATAATAGGCACCTAAAGATTTACTGTCAACATCAATACCGGTATTTACTATTTTTTCTAAAATTTCTAGAATTACTTTTTTAACATTAACAATATCGACTTCTGTATGAAGGTATGCTACACTTAAATGCCTAAATGGATCACCTATAGGTGGACAAATATTTCTTTTTACTTCAATAGATAATTGTGCCCTATAATTCCAAATATCATTAAGTTCTCTCATAAATTTTATTAGTTGAGTTCTTGATAAAGAGAGAAACCATTGAGAACTTGTATAATTACCTAAAGCATCTATATTTTGAAAAAGCGTTAATGCTCTCATTTCAACATTTTTTTCATTTGAAAGAATTAAATTATTATCTTCATTTTGTAAACATATATCTTTTTTTAATATTTTGCTTAATCGTAATAATGATTTTATATTTTTAAATATACCTTCTGGAATTAGTGCACGATTATATGGATTTTTTATTTTACTACCGCATTTACAAAATAAGTTATATATAGAAACTATGTCAAAACCATAAATAAATCCATCTACATCTTTAAAGCTTATAAATTGATTAAATTTAATTTCTTCTAATGGCTCCATTGTAATAAAATCTACACTATTAGTACATAATTTACGGTTTATATATGCGGGTCCATGCAGTCGATTATATGTCCTCTGAAATACGCCTCTTAAAAACTTTTGGATTTTAATTAAATATGATGACAAATAAAGAAATGAAAAAATTCTAATTACTAACTCATTTTTATTTCCACTTATTTTTAATTTATAATGTTTTGCTATTGTTTTTAATTGTGTGACATTATAATTATATTTCACAATATCATTATATTTTACTATTGTTGGAATACTAATTTCATCATCCGTTATTTTTAATGGTTTTTTTATATTTGGAATCATTTTTGATGATTTATCAATTAAAATATTCATATACTCATCAACTGGTGTATCATGTATTTTATTTTTTTTTGTAAAAATCGTCATATATATATTATAATTATATTTTTCTTTTTGAATTGTTTTAAATATTAATAAAATGTTTAGACCTGTTCTCATTTAAAAAAACACATTTTTATACAAATATACAATAACACTCCATGTGTGAAAATACTAAAACGAAATCCAAAAAGAAGGCATAGTTCCAGAATACAAGACAAAACAACCCACATTGGCCAAAATATGAGCATTTCCATGACAAAGTGTGCTATTCCAACAGTTTCCGTTTTCATAACCCTTGACTTTGTAATAAATCCCAAACACATAACTTATCACAGCCAAACAAAAAATAACATAAAATGGTGTCTGGTATTGTCCTCCATATGCTCTCAAAGCTTGATAAAAGACTGCAAAATGGGCGTAAAATATATCCACATACCTTCTCCATGAATAGTCTGGTTTTCTCCAATAATTAATACTGGTTACCCAAACACCAAGTGGAAGAATTATGTAATCATAGTGTCTCATTTGATAACAATAAATCGATGATGCTAAAAATAACCAAGAAGTTTTAAATAAATACATATATTGGGAATGAGGTAATAAAAGTCCATGATAAAGCCCATCTGAATCAGGTTTTTCTTCTTTCCATCTTAGAAAATACATCCAACCTGATTCGGAGTCGGATTCATAAATAGTAGGCATTTTTTTCTCAAGCAAATATTTTAAGGGTTTGACTTTGCGATTCAAAGGACGAAAAAAAAATTTCATTCTGGTGTTTTACTTTTTATAAATAAAAATGTTTTTATTTCTTTTTATTTATAGTTAATTTACTTGTTACACTTTTTCTCATTTAAAACGCAGATTTTGTAATGTAATATATTCAAATAGTATAAATATATATTTGTGTGTTGTAATAGTTAATGAACATTAAAAAATCATTACCAATAATAGGTTTTAGTAGTTGGTGTGGATTAGGATTTATTCGTGGAATAAACTCTTATAATAATAATAATAAATGTGGAAAAAATAATTATTTATATGTAAATTCAGTATGTTATGGATTTTTTGGAATAGTAATGTATATTAATCCATTCTTCCTACCAGTTTTTGTATATAAAGAAATATACCGATTAGAGGTTAATTTAAGAAATTTAGAAAATGAAAAAAAAACAAATTGTTATAATGATTTGTGGTAATTGAATATATGTTACATTATAAAATGGGCGTTTTAAATGAGAAAATGTGTAAATATTAATAAAAATTTGGTGTGTTACCATATATCGTAATGATTTAATCAGACTAGACCATAATATCATTTATATTTAAAAAAAAAATTGATTTAAAGATAACCAATGTATATAAATCATACTAATAAAATGACAGACGCAATCATCGACGGAACCCAAATTAATACTAATGTATTTTCATACTCTGCTCCCAAGGCACATGCCTCTGGAGGAAAAGTAGTTAATTTATATAATAAAAATACTAGAGAGTCTCTTACTATTTCTACACCTTTATTGCTAACATGGGGTGCTCAAGAAGGTAAAGATCAACAAGGTAATACTACTGGAAAGTGGACTATGAGTCTTCAGTTTCCTAATTCTGAATATCCTAACCCAGATGGTGAGGCATTTCTTAATTCTATGCGTGCTTTGGAAGCTAAAGTTAAAGCTGATGCTATGACTTATTCTAAGGAATGGTTTGGTAAAACAATTACTAGTTCTGAAGTTATGGATGAGAAATTTAATGTAATGTTGAGACATCCTAAGATTAAAGGAACTCAAGAACCAGATGTTTCAAAGGCACCTACTTTGACTGTTAAGATACCATGTTGGAATGGTAGTTGGAAATCTGAGATTTATGACGAAGACGGTGAGCCTTTGTATGTCAATGGAAAAACTAACAGTCATTTATCTCCTCTTGAATTTATTAAACCAAAAACACATGTTATCTGCTTAATTCAATGTGGTGGCCTTTGGTTTGTAAATGGAAAGGTATCTATTACTTGGAATTTAAAACAATCTATCGTACAAAAACCAAAAAATAGTATGGAAGGACAATGTCTACTTAGACCTAAGGCATCCGATAAAGAGAAATTAAAGAGTATGGAATTACCTGTTGAGGATATTGTTGACCCAGATGGAGGTATTAGTGCTATAGTTGAAGACAGTGATGAAGAAGAAGAGATCGAAATTGTAAGAAATCCTGAACCAGTTGTCATAAAAGAACCAGAACCTGTAAAAGCGCAAACAACAGAAACTGTTGTAGCAGAAGAACCAAAAAAGAAGCGAGTAATTACCAAGAAGAAGGTTGAAGTATAAATAAAAATATAAATAAAAATAAAATTAAATATAAATATAAATAAAAATATTATAAATTTTTTTATTTATATCCAACAAAAATTAAAATACTTATTTATACAAATGTAATTTTAACAATTATATCTGCTTTCTCAGTAATATTATATATATCATCATTTATTTTTGTTAATCCTTCATTTTTTATTCTATAAAATTGTTCTTTTTTTATATATAAATTAGAAAGCGGTATAGTAAATACTTTGTCACCTATATTAAATGTTATAACATTATTATTTTTAAAGAGTTCTAATAAATTATTATCTGATTGAATTAAATATTGTATTTCAATATTAATATTATTTTCATCATCAATTTTTATATTTTTGTCCAATTCTGGTTCACATAATACTATTATTTCATTTCCAGAACAATCAAAATAACATTCATTATGCCATAAAGGTACCAAATACAATTCATTATCAACAATCAATTTATAAAAATTATTATTCATTAAGTCATTAATGCTAGGGTTTAATTTATATATTTGTACATTATTATATTTTTGTATAACAATTTGTTTAACTTCTTCTAAAATTTCTTCTGTCAAATGAAGAACCAAACGATATTTAGAGAGAAAAATATAAATATTCAAGACAGTATCCTTGTCTAAGTCTTCAAATAATTTAAGTGATAATTTTTTACCAGTGAATACAATATCATTTACAATAAATGAAATAATTTCATTATATTTATATTCCATCATACTTTTCATAAATATTTGTAATATATCAAAATATACTGATGTGGACGTTTGTTCTTCTTCTTCATATTTTTTATTATTAAAGTCATCAGGTTTTAAATACATGAGTTCTCTCTTTAAATAGTCATAAGCTTCATTTATCATTTTAAATTTTTCATTTGATTCTATTGTATTCCCATTTTTATCGGGATGGTTTTGAAGCGCAAGTTTGTGATATTTTCTTTTTAAGTATTCTAATGTAATGTCTTTAAAATCCACTTCATCTATGTCTATTTCTAAAATACTAAAAGCTTCTTTATGATTCATATAAAATATGAATTATAAACTTTAAGTAATAAAATTATTTATTTTTATTAAACTATTTTAATTATATATATATAAATGGCAATTCATACTAGTGCTATATTCTATCGTAGAGGTATTCCTAATAGTTACAATTATTTTGCGTTTGTAGCTCAAACAAACAATACTGTTGTATCATCAATGAGTAGTTACTTAAGAGGATATAATTTTTATAATCGTAATCTAACTAATACAAATATAAAACGTCAATATCCTTGGCGTAAATAACTCTAAAATCCGTGTATTTGTTTTGTTAAGTAATATAAATAAGACTCCACATGATATATTGGTCTATAATTATTATTATAATATTGAAAGAAGCTATACGTCTTTAGCAAAATTTTTGATAATTGACAATCATTTATTTTATTTTCTTTTACTAAACAAGAGAGAATATACCATATACAGTCTGTTATATCTAAATTATAAATAAATATATCATATAATATATCTCTAAATTTCAAAAATTGTAAATCATTTATATTAATCATGTTAAAAACAATTTTGTTACAAATTATTTTATATTGTAACATTAAATCCTCATCATATAAATGAAGAATTTTAATATTAGTAATATTTTCTAACTTAAGGTTACTAGGTAATTTATTTTTTATACACTTTGTATAAGCAGTTTTTGTTGGTCTAGATATATTAATGACTTCACAACAATTTATTATATTATCTGGTATAAAACTTAACTCTTCTGTAATAATAATAAACTTTAAATCCACAGTGAGTGAACTATTTTGTTGCATATAACTATAAAAATTCTCTAATAACTCACTGTGTACTTCATGAAAATATTTACAAACAACAATACCTGACTTCTCTGTCTTTGCTGATACTATATCGATTATTTGTTGATAAATTTCATGCCAAAGAAGTTTTGAATTACAACCTAAGAGAGACATATCAATCTCATAATGAATATCACTTATCTTAAAAAAATATTGTTGTTTATTGTAGGTAATACTAATTTTTTTCTCATATTTTAATTCACTAGGACTATACATTTTTATAGATTTTAACATTTGAGTATATTTTCCAGTGCCATTAGGTCCAAAAAATATTAAATTCTTCATTTCATATAACATCTTAGGAAATTTTTTATATATATTATCCAACTTTGGATGTAAATTTTCTCTATTATTTTCAGTTATATATTCTTCAAAATGAGTTTCATAAAATTTCATTATTATATTTATAACAAAACATTCTTTATTTAATTTTAAAACATATAATTAAAATTAAATAAGCTTATTTACTTAAAAACAAAACACCATTATGATATAATTATATGAATATTGTAAAAGGTATAGAACAATATGATGAAAATAATGTTTATTTCTTTGAACCAATAAAAAATAATATAATGAATGATGGAACTTTTATCAGAATATTATATTCAACTGAAAATGTTATGTTAAATGGAATATATTTACATATTACATTAAACGATATATTTTGTGAAAAATATTATAACAAATATAGATGTATATTTAATACTGTTACACATAAAGATATTATTGAATCATTAAAAATAATCGAAGATAATCTATTGAAAAAAAGTGAAATTAAAAATAAAATACCTCAATTTAAAATTAATGAACAACTTAAAAATGGTAATATCAAATTATTTTGTGAACTAGTTAATAAAACTAGTTGTTCTTTTATATTAAAAATATCTGGAATTTGGGAGACACAAACTAATTATGGACTAACATATAAATTTATTAAAATTAATAGTTAACCATCTGTTCTAAAAAACTTTAATATAATATACATAATCATCGAACATATCGCAGTTAATACACCTAATAAATATATTATACTAGATGTAACTTTTGATATTTTTCCATTTGTTTCAAATTCTTTTGTAGTAATATTATTATAAACTATGTATATTTGAAATAGTAATAAAATAATTGTTATATTGCTAAATGTATGATAACTTTTTGAAATATGATTTTCATTAATTGGGTCTTTATATTTAATAATTAAATACAATACAAAACCTATTACACCGAGCATCAATAGAAATGGTCCACTTGTCATAAAAATCAACCATATTATTTGAAACGTTGACTGGTTTTGAGTAACTTCAAATAATTTAGTAAATAAAATTAATAATATCATCATTATACCTAGTATTAATACTGAATATGATGCTATCATGGAACCATATGATACTTCACCTTTTGAAAAAAAACTAATTATAAAACCTATTACACTTGTCATTATTAATGCTTTATAAATACCTGCGTACCAATCTTTCATTATTTATATATATAAATAAACAAGATTTTTATATTTATACATTACTTATTTTTCCCTTTAATAAATCTATTTCATTTTGCATCTCTTTCATTTTTGATAACATAATAGGAATTAATTCTAAGTAATTAACAGTTTTATATCCCATTGTATTATTTGATACTAATTCTGGAAATACTTTCTCCATATCCTGTGCTATAAATCCATAATGTTTTTTTTCTGATTTATCTGAATTAAAGTTAAAATGAACTGGATTTAAGCGTAGAATATCAGTTTCAATAATTTCATTTATATTTTTTTTCAATGTTAAATCAGAAGGATTGTAAATAGATCCTTCTATTATAATATCTTTTTGTATAAAAACGTCTGATGCTGTTGCTGTTGTAACAATAAGATTACTAGTACCATTTGAAGTTGTAGTACCTTGTTTATAATACCATAACTGAGAAGAAGGTCCTGTATAAAATTGTTTCACATTTTGGGTATTACTTGGTTGCTTACCACCATAATTATTTATAGATGCATACATATATATATTTAATTAATATATTTCTATTTTTATTATATTTTAAGTTTTAATAATAAAAATATTAATATTAATATTAATATATAATAATGAATAGAAGTTCAGACGGTTTTAATTTTGGTAACAATCCAACACAGTTTAATCCACAATTTAATGTTTCGAATAATCATCCTCTTATAAAAAATTCACAGGAGTATTTATACTATAAAAAATATGTATCTATACATTCAGAAGATAGGGATATGATAAAATATCCAGAATCTAGTGTTTTTGAAATAGAAATGCCTGAAGATATTACAAATGTTTATTCATTAAGACTTGTAGATTGGGCATTTCCTGCTAATTATAATACATTTTCTACATTAAATACAAATGTTACAATGACATTTAAAATTAATAGTCCTTATAATCCTAATGAAAATCTAGTTTCAAACAACTTGCTATCTTCTATTTTTGAAGCATTATATTTATATAATGATAATTATTTAATTACTATCGAAGATGGTTTTTATAATCCAAACCAGATGAGTATTGAACTTACAAATAAATTTAATGAAACTGTTAGTCAGCAAATATTAACATACTTTAATATACAAATTAATAATCCACCACCTACGCAAACACTGCCACCATCATTTTGGGAAACTATGGTTACTCAGTTTATAGCTGAAGGTCAATATAATCGATTTATAATAGTTTATAATGAGGTTGGTCAAAAATTTTGGTTTGGAAACACATGTGATAGTTTTATTTTAACAAATGAATCAACGATTCTTTATAACGCTAGTATTCCTAATATTTCATGTGGAATTAGAGCAAATCAAAAAGAATTTTCTTCTTGGGGATTACCTTGTAATTTAGGCCTTGAAAGAAATGATATTACATCTAAAAAAGGATCACAAATTATAAATGGTAGTGAAATAAAATACACACCTAGATTTTATTATGGTGATGTTAATCCCGGGGATAATGGCTTTTGGTTGTTGCCAAATACAGATCTTTCAGGTTCATTTGTTTATTATATAGAAGCTAATTATAAAATTAACTTAATGGGACCTTCTCATTTTTACATAGAATTAGAGGGTCAAAATTGTATAGATGAAACATCACCGTATGTTTCTAATGAATTTTCATTTAAAAATCCAAACACAACAAATGGAATTGTGAATTCTTCATTTGCTAAAATACCTCTTTCATCTACACCAGTAACACAATGTTATGGTGATAATAATATGCCATATAAATTTTATGATCCACCTGCGGATAGAATAAGAAGATTATATGTGAAAATAAGATATCATAATGGCCAACTAGTTAATTTTGGTGTATTTAACTACACATTTACTTTAGAATTTACTACATTATTACCACAAATAAATCGTAAAATACATCATTCACATATACCACCATTCATTCAAAGTTAAATTACATAATATTTTTAGATATCATATTTATCTTTTATCCATGACTTTAAAATGTCTATATCACATATTTTATAGTCTTCTTTGACTTCACTGTTAAAATTTTTTAAATCAAAAAACTGTGGTTTTTTCATTTTTGTTGTCTTGTAAAAAATATAATCGCCTTTTGGACCTTTTCTTATTGAAGTATTCATGTTTATTTCTCTTACATTTTTACTTTCTTCTTCATTCAAATACTTTTCTACTTCATTAAATGTTATATTTTCAATCGGTCTATTTCCAAGTTCTCTCAATGTCTTGAAATTTTTACCCCAAGAAATATAAATTCCATATTTACCTTTTTTTAATATTACATCATTTCCTTCATACTTACCTAATATGTATTGACTTTTTGTTGTTTTATTTGTCTCTATTATATCCTCAATAGCATATTCTCCGTTTTCTATTTTATGAATCTCTATATCTTTTTTAATTGGTTTAAATTTAATTTCTTCCTTTCCATCAATCGTTTCAGTAAATTTTACAACTGGTCCATATTTTCCTACTATATATGTATTATTTTCATCCAATTTTATTTCTAGTTTTGTTTCATCTTTTAAACCATCTATTAAGATATCTATTTGATTATTACAACTTTCACAAAGAGTATACCATATTATATCTCCTTTTGCGATTTTATCTAATTCATCTTCCATTGTTTTCGTATAATCGTAATTAAATAAAGACGAAAAATGTTTTTCTAAAAAATCTATCACGATTGTACCTAATGGTTGAATCACTAGTTTTCCTTTTTCGTTACCAAATTCTCTCCTGTTTTCTATTTCAAATATTTCTCCATTATCTAGTTCAAAATCTTTACACATCATTTCACGACCAGTGATGTCTTCTTTTTTAACATAACCTCTTTCCTGAATTTTATCGACGAGAGAAGAAAAAGTAGATGGTCTACCTATTCCATTTTCTTCCAAAAGTTGTACTAGTCTTGCTTCTGTATAGTGTTGTTTTAATCCTTTTAATGTAACTCTTGTTACAATCTTTTTATAAGGAATCACCGAATTTTGTCTTATCGTTTGAAGATATTGATATTCCTTATTTTCTATTGAATACTTTTTTTTCACAATTTGCCATCCAGGAAAATCTATAAGCTCACTACTATAAGAAAATATAGTATTTTGAAATGCTTTGATAGTTGCTTTAACTGAATAAAAAGATGCTTTTGACATACAACTTTCTAATGTATTCTCCCAAATCAATTTATACATTCTTCTCTCTTTACTATCTAATGTTTCAGGAAGTTCAAAGAGAGAAATATCAGTAGGTCTTATTGCTTCATGAGCTTCTTGTGCCAAATTTTTCTCTTCATTAGACTTCGTATTTTTACCTTTTTTTTTTGTAGTTTCTTCCAACTCAAATTCTTTTTTATTCAATCCAGTAATAAGATTATCTATATTTTCATTTATATATTTGCTATCATAATTTTTGACAATATAGGTTTTTGTAGAATCAATAAAATCTCTACTATATGTTTTAGAATCTGTGCGCATATATGTGATATAACCTCCTTCATATAGTAACTGACAAATTCGCATTGTTTCTTTTGGAGCATAATGTAGATCATTACTTGCGACTTGTTGTAGCCTTGATGTTGTAAATGGTTCAGGTTGTTGTTTGAATAATTTTACAGGCTGAGAACAATTATAATTATGAGAGAAATCCGCGGAACCATCTAGAAAACCAGTTATATCATCCTCAGAATCATATTGTTTATTTAGTTCAAATGCTATATTCAAATTTGTAAAATAACCTGTTGTGTTATATACTTTTCTTTCTTCAATTTCATTAATTTCTTTTTGGTTATCATAAATAATTTTTAATGCGGGTGTTTGACATCTACCAGCACTTAAAGAATGATCTTTTCCTTTTGAACTCGCGATAAATTTCCACAACATTGGAGTGACCTTAAATCCTACCAATATATCAAGTATTTGGCGCGCTTGTTGTGCGTTTACGATATCCATATTAATTGTTCTTGGATTTCTTATTGCGTACTGAATTGCGGATTCGGTTATTTCATTAAATGTAATACGTTTTGTTTTATTTACATCTAATTTAAAAATTTGTGCTACACAATACGCAATTTTTTCACCTTCTCGGTCACCATCCAATGCAAGAACAACATCATTAGCATTTTTGATTTCTTTTCTTAAAACTTCTATTTGTTTTTTTTTTACTGCGTTATCAAGTATTGTATAAGTTGGTGTAAAATTATTATTTATATCTATGTTTTTGAGAGAAGACAGTTCTCGCAAATGTCCGTATGTAGCAAGACATTTATAACCAGGACCCAAATATTCTTCAATTTTTTTACATTTTGCTGGTGACTCTACTATTACAAGAGTTGTAGTAGTTGAATATTTTTTTGACATAATTACATAAATATATAAAGTTATTTTTATGTTATTTTATTTAAGTAAGACATAGTTTATTCAATTAGTTTATCATAAACTAAATTATGATGTGCTATAGTAGTGCTTACTTTAGTGGTGTCATATGTTAACAAAAAATCTTCATTTAGAAAAAGAGTATGAAGAATTGGTTCCATATTATATATATTATATATTATATGATATATTATATATTATATGATATATTAACTCCTAAGACATTACAAGTACAGTTACCTGTTGATGGAGATAATATTATAATACCAATTTGCTCTACACCAACATTATTAATACCATATTTAGAAGAAACCATAAAATTATTTATTCCATTTACTAATTGCTGAATTACATAATACTCACTAATAAAACTAAAACCTGGATATGTAAATGCTTTTCGAAATATATAAACACTTGTATTTGATTGAATACCACTTACATTTACAGTTACATTTGCGGTTTTAAAATTATAGTTATATTCTTGATATACATTATATTCACCTGTAGCTCCACCGTTCATTTTTACACCAGAAGCCATATTTAAATAATATTTATTGTCTATAATAGTATTATATGCTCCTGGATTACTTTGTGAATAACTTTGACCAGGAGCACCATATAACGATGGAAACATAATTGTAGGTTTTCCAAATATTTGTTGTGGTATTGGTGTACCTTGTGTTAAAAATAAATATTGTGGTTGAACTATTTGATAATTACCTAACACAGCTGATCCAAAAGTATAATTACTATTTGGTATACCACGTCTATAAAATGAAGCACTAGTCTTATTTTTTCCCATATACATTATTATTATAAAATAAAATTTATTCAATTACTGTATCATAAACTAAATTATCTTGTGGATCAGATTCGACGCATATAATGGATAATCAACCTTCAGAATATTTAATAAAGGCTTTATAGGTTTATTTTTTGTTTTATTATTTTATTCTTAATTTTATTTTTATTTGTCTTCATATTGTAATATTAGATTAAAATTATAATATGATAAATAATTTAGATTGTCATTTTTTTATATTGATTCCAAGAAATTTTAATTTCGGCTTTTTTAGGCTCAGGTGTCTTCTCATTTAGTTCATCTAATTTGTCAGCTTTTTTTAAAGCGCTATCTACGTAGATATCTTTTAATATTGAACCAACCATAAAAGACCCTTCGTGTTGATCTAGTTCTCCATCCTCAATTTTTTTTAATATATCTAAAAACTTATACAACAAATTTATATCAATTTCGTCCTTTTTAACTTTGTTAAAAATATCTGTGTAATAAGTAAATAAAAAATTAGATTCGTTTATACATTCTTGTGATATTTTTTCATCATCACCTCTATATTTTGCTTTAATTAAAATCATATTATTGATTTCATTTCTAAGTATTTGACTATGTTTTATACTGCGTATGAATTCTGTTTGATCTTCTACATTATTAGCCTTAATCATATTTTGTAGTTGTAGTCGCTGTTTATCATCCATATTATACTATTATTAAGAAAAATAATCTTTAATTCAAACTAATAATAAAATTATATTGTAAATATAATATATATATGTCAACAATTAAAACTACAGCACCAGGGTTAACTGAACCAACAATGATTGGTATGCCAGCAGGTAATCCAAAAGATTCAGCAATCGCTAGTCAGAATCAAATGAATCAAAAACAAGCATCTTTAAGTTCTGCTGTGGGTGGAAGAAAAAGAAGAGGAGGAGCTATTGCTGTCCCACAATTTCAAATGCAATATACACCTCAAGGAGGTCAAGGTCAAGACCCAAACGCATTAATACAACAAAATTCACAAACTAGTACACAAGCGGTTGAAAACGCATCCATGGATTCTGGTGCACTTCAAAAAGGAGGAATGAAATGTAAAAAAGGAGGAAACACGGATTGGTTGTGGGGATGTTATAGTGGTGGTAAATCTAGAAATAAAAAAAATCGAAAAACTAAAAAAACTAAAAGTATAAGAAAAACTATAAGAAAAAGTAGAACAACAAGACGTAGAAGAAAATAATTTAGATTAAACAAATAAAAATAAACATCAATTATTGTAAATTTATATGAATAATTATATATTATTAATATAAGTTATGCCGTCTGGAAAAAATTGGATTAATTTTTTATATATAAACCTTGCTTTTGCTCTATATATAGCAGGTGTTTTTTATTTTAGTCAATTAGCAGATATAAAAGCAAATTGGCCTTTGTATCGTTGTAATCCTATGTATATGCCACTCGCTGATGATATGGAAAGTAATTTCGTTTACTGTATTCAAAATATGCAAACAAGTTTTATGGGTTATTTATTACAACCTATAACATTTTTAACTAGTTCAATGTCTAATATAATGGGTGGATTTTTGAATGACATAAATATGGTTAGAGCTATGTTTGATAAAATTAGAACATTTATAGCATCTATCATTCAATCAGTATTTGGAGTATTTTTAAATTTAGTTATAGAATTCCAAAAAATTACAATTAGTATTAAAGATTTAATTGGAAAGTGTATTGGTATACTTGTTACATTGATATATGTTTTGGATGGTAGTATTAAAACTATGAATAGCGCATGGAAAGGTCCTTCAGGGCAACTTGTTAGAGCATTAGGTAAATGTTTTCATCCACATACAAAAATAAAATTACAAAATGGAAGTATTATAGCTATGAAAGATATTAATTTAGGAGATATTTTAGAAAATGGCTCAATAGTTGTCTCAACTATGAAAATAGATAATAAACAAAATCCTGTTCCCCTTTATATAATTAAAAGTAGAGGTGTTGAAAATGAAGACATTTATGTTACAGGTTCACATTTAGTATTTGATAAAGAAATGAATGAATTCATTAAAGTTGATAACTATACAAAAGCAAACAAATGTAATATAAATACCGAATGGTTTAGTTGTTTAATTACTAATGATAATACAATACAAATAGGTTCGGAAAAATTCTGGGATTGGGAAGATCATTTTGTAAAAATCAATATGATTTAGTCTAGTACTTTAATTATGTAATTAAAGTAAATGAATATTATCCATTTACTATATATAATATGGATAATACAAAAGGAATAAAAAATATTGAAAAAATGTATGATAAGCTAACCTATTTCGACCAATATGGTGGTTCAGTATTATTATTTATCATAACAACAATTTTATTATTAATTCTAGTATCATACTGTTTTACTATGATAAATGTTCAACCTATTATAGATGATTGGCCAAATCAAAGATGTAAACCATATATAATTCCATTTGCTGGATGGGTAACTAAACCTGATGATACAACCAGTGTAGACTATACATTAACAAATTTTACATATTGTACTCAAAATATTTTATCAGGAATTACTGGAACTATGGTTGAACCAATTACGTTTGTTGTTGATACCATTAAACATGTTTTAGATATTATAAAAGAAGCTATCAATTCTATACGAGCTATGTTTGATAAAGTAAGGACTTTTTTTCAAACAATGGCAGAAGAATTAATGGGGAGAATAATGAACATGATGATACCATTACAACAAATTATTATTAGTGTGAAAGATTTCATTTCTAAGATACAAGGGTCAATGACAGCCGGCTTATTTACATTATTCGGAGCTTATTATACTCTTAAATCTCTAATGGGTGCTATAGCACAATTTATAATTACTATTTTAATCGCATTAGCAGTAATGATAGCAATATTTTGGTTACTTCCTTTTACATGGGGTGCCGCAATTGCGAATACTGCTATATTTATAGCTATTGCTATACCAATGACTATAATCCTTGTCTTTATGATAGATGTTCTTAAAGTACAAACTAGTCTTTCAATACCAAAAGTTAAGTGTTTTGATAAAAATACATTAATTACAATGAACGATGGTTCAAATAAAAAAATAATTGATATAAATGTTGGTGATATTCTTGAGAACAATAATTCAGTTACTGGAAAAATGAAAGTTGAAACAAAGGGTTCTTATATGTATATGTTAGATGACATTATAGTATCTGATTCACATATTGTAAATTATTGTGATAAATGGATTCCTGTCTCACAACATCCTAAAGCAAAAAAAATAGATAAATATGAAGAACCTTATTTATATTGTTTAAATACAACTTCAAAAATAATAACAATAAATAATGTAACTTTTACGGACTGGGACGAAATACATGAAAAAGAAATAAATTCTATTTTTGAAAAATCAAACTATCTATTAAGAGAAAGAAAAGACATTCATAAATTTCTTGATGGAGGATTTGTAGGAAATACTTTAATTAAATTAAACGATGATACTAGTAAGAATATAAAAGATATTAATGTAGGGGATATACTTTTAAATAAAGAATATGTATATGGTATAGTTGAAATAAATGGTTTAGATTTACATCAACAAAATAAATACACTTTAGGTAATAATAAAAAAGTAATTGAAGGGGCAAATTTAAATATATGCGATAAAAAAATTTGTGTTACAAGAACGATTGATTTAGCCAAAGAATATAATTATTTAAATAATTATAAAGAGGATATTGGAATTAAAGAAGAAAAATTATATCATTTACTAACAGATAAAAATACTTTTTATGTCGGAGATGTTAAATTTTATGATTATAATGCCTCAATTGATATGTTTTTAGACAAAACTAAAGGAAAATTATTATCTATGAAATATGTATAATATGGATATTTCAATATTAGGATTGAAGTTAAATGTCGAAATTTTAATTTTGATTGGTGTTATTTATTTAATATTAGTTGGACACACTCTTGGTGGATGTTGTAATTTTTATGGATTAATAGAAGGAATGAAAAATAATAAAAATAGTAATAATGGTGATGGTGATAACATGGCTCAAATAGGTCCTTCTTCTACATCTAATAATGTTATTGCTAAGGAAGTCGCACGTGCTATTACTAGTAAAGAAGGTTTTGTAGGAGCCAATACAAATTATGGCGAATCATCCTTATATAGTTTAACAAATAATGACCAAGTTAACACTTCATCATGGAGTAGACCAACTTTAACTGTTACTCCTGGTAAACCATTAAGTTCTGGTGTTCAAAGTATTTTAAATCGTCCTTCTCAACCAGTTCCTTTACCAGATGGTGAAATGTTAATGTTCGCAAATACACAATTTAAACCAGAATGTTGTCCTAATAGTTTTTCAACAAGTACCGGTTGTGCTTGCATGACAACAGATCAATATAATTATTTAATTTTACGAGGAGGTAACAACGTTCCTTATTCTGAATATTAATTTTGTTGATTAGAATTTTATTATGTATTATTCAATTTGACTATCGATAGATTTACTAATTATAACCTCTTTTGCTATTTTTTTTATAATTTTACATTCTTTTTCTGAATCATTGTCGCCTTTTCCTCCCATAGCTTCGATTATTAATTTGTTATATTGATCTGATATTTTCGAATCACTATAAACACAATCTGGATGTTTTGCTTTAAAATCAGGTATTAATTTCGTATTTTTATGAGCTATATGCTTTATAGCCTTTCTTAATTTATGATTATCATCACTTTCTTTTTCCCATCTATTCTCATCTTTTACATACATAACTTCTCTTTTTGAATCACTACAATGAACCGGACGTTTATGAATATCAAGTGCTTTTAAGTTTTTAACTATAATGTTTGAAATACCTTCTACAAAACCTAATTTTCCAACTATTTCTAAGTCCGAAAGTTGTAGGTGTAAAGAGTCAACAAAATCCATTATATTCATTGCATCTTTACATTGTTCGTTCAAAAATACATTCAAATTAAATGTTTTATTATTTGAATTAATATTACTGTTACATATTGTTGAACGTCCTTTTTCACACATCTCCATTACTACTTTATTTTGCTCGATAATCATTTCTTTAAATTCACTATTTTCTTTGATTAAGTATTTAATAAGGTCATCTTTATTAAGTGTCCCATTCTTTTCCTCATTAAAACAAGATGAATCGTTTTTAATAACTAGACATTTATTTTTATGATTAAATAAACTCTGACGATGTTTGTATTTCTTTCCACATTCACATAATAAAAAATTGTTTTCCAATGTGGCATTTTTTGGCATTTTTTGGTAAGTATTTGTCAGTATTTTACTGTTATTTATATGTTTTGATGTCATTATGTGGATTTCATAATTAGATTTCTTACAACATTTAAAGTCACATATGCTACACTCAAATATTTTGGCATTTTTTGGCATTTTTTTGTCAGTCATTTGTAAGTATAAAATACTTACATAAAAAATGCCTAAATTATTTTAAAAAAATATATAAAAAAATACAGTAACAAAATTAAAATTATTTTTTTTGTAACAACATGTTAATTTTAAAATATGCAGTGAAAGAAATTTTTTTTCCAAGAAATGTTTGCAATTTTCAAAAATGGACATTAAAAATGTCCAAAATCAAATTTCTGAAAAAACTTTTGGAAAAAAAAATTCAGTATTTTAAATAATAAATAATTAAACCTACTTAAAGAAAACAACAAAGTGTTTTGTTATTTTACATATTTTTATACATACATACTATATAGTGCTGAAATATTTCCTTTATCAAGTTTTATCAATTTGTCAACGATATCCTTTGTTACAGTAAAAGGAAATTCTACTTTTAAAGACATGTCTTCTTCAAATAAATTAGAACCTGGTTTCATTAAACGATATAAGTTAAGCTTTGTGTAAATTATTTCTAAACAACGTTTCAAATTTCTAACACCGTCTTCTTTATTACAATGATTTTCAATTATATAATGAATAGTTACATCAGGAATAGTTATTTCTTCTTCCAAAAATCTAACTTGTTCGCGAATTTTTGGAAGCAAATAACTATTTCCAATAACGGTTTTTTGTTTTTGATTATAACCTTTTGTCTGAATTCTATACATTCTATCTTTTAAAATTGGGTTTACTTTGCTTTCGTCATTATAACTAAATATGAATAAACATTTACTTAAATCAAAGTTTATCTCTGCAAAATATTTGTCATGAAATTGACTATTTTGGGATGTATCTGTCAAGTGTGTTAATATTCCTGCGATTTCTTCACCACGAGGAGTATCACTAATCTTATCAAGTTCATCAAAATAAATAACAGGATTCATACATTTACTATCTATCAAAATTTGGACTATTTTTCCCCAAGTACTACCTTCATATGTGTATCCATGACCTTCTAAAAAGCTACTATCTGTAGCACCACCAAGAGCTATGAAAGCAAAAGGTCTATTTAGAATTTTACTAATACCCTCTTTTACCAAACTTGTTTTACCAGTACCTGGAGGGCCATGAATAGCAATCGCAGTTCCTATTGATTTTGGATTTGTTAGAAGTTGACCCAACATTTGCATAATTTGCATCTTAGCATCATTTAATCCATAAACAGCACTATCTAATGTTTTCTGTGCGTTTTCCATAAATTCATGACACTTTTCAACACCATCCTCAATACTAATAGGCAAATTTTCGTATTTACCAAAAGGCATACGCATAAAAGTATCAACCCAATTTTTTATTTTATAAAATTCACCGCTACCTGGTTCCATGTAACGAAGTGAATTTATCTTTTTCATAGCTGCACCTTTAAATTGAACTGGAATATCAGATTCTAAAAGTGTCATTCTATACGGTTTTTCTACACGTGTAATCTTATTAATTTCTCTTAATTCTTTAATAATTTTCTTTTGTTCTGGAAGTTCTAATTTTTCATAAAATGAAAAGTCGTTCATAGTATTTTTATCTTTCACAATCCTTCTAAAAATTCTCATATTTTTTTCCTTGTGTTTTTTTTCTTTTTTTTCAAGTTTTAATGAGTTTTTCTTTATGTTTTCTTCGCAAACTTCAATACATTTATGAATAGATTTATTACCTTTATTTTTCTCATATATTTCCTTTAGTTGTGCTAATAATTCTATGTCACTTTTATCATCTTTTAAAACTTCAGTATTGGTACTTTCTAATTGTTTTGTAGGAGACTTAGTTTTATTTTTATCAACGCTTGTTTTTTTAGAAGCTTTATTATGTTTTGATTTTTTCTTTAAAAGTTCTTCATCTTCATCTTCATCTTCTTCGTATTCTTCTTCATCATCTTCATCTGAAGAAACTGAAGCATCCTCATCTTCAGTATCATATGATTCATCTGATTCTTCATAATCTGAATCATTATCATATTCATCTTCATCATCATCCTCAGCTCCTCCAATTGTAAAGATAATATTAAACTTATTATTTCCTTTTACTTCAATTTCATTATCATCTTCTTCTGATTCTTCATCATCTTCATAACAATCATCACTTTCAGATTCTTCTTTACTTTTTTTCTTTTTATTTTGTTTTTTTGAAGCCTTGTTTTTTTTAGATTTCTTAGGCTCTTCATCTTCCTCTTCTGAATCTGTTTCCCATTCTTCTTCTTCTGACTCAGTCTCTTCTATCACAGTTTTTTTATTTTTTTTTAATGATAATTGTTTTATTTTTTCATTAATTGAATCATCAATATCCTTAGAAATAGCATTTTTCAATTTTTCTCCAGCTTTATTTTTTTTATCTAAATTTTTAGATGGAAATAATTTTGATAGAAATTTTCTATATTCTATTACATCAATGTCATCACTATCACTTTCACTTGAGCCATTATCGCTATCAGAATCTTCGTATTTTTTTTTATTACGACTCTTTTCCTCCACAGCTTTCTTAGTGCGACTATTTTGTTCTTTTTTATTCATTCTAATTTGTGTATCCTTTGTCATTTTCTTTATATATAGTCTTAAATTTAATTTTTAAATCAAAATCAATTTTATTTATAAAAAAATAATATAATATACTGTTACATAGATTGCGGTGTTATGAATTAATGTATATTTTTATTTGTATATTTATTCATAAATATTAGTAATTTAAAAATTTAAGATTTAGTCTTTCATAATATAAAAAATATATAAAATTGTTAACGAATATAATTTTACTTTATATTTAAATAAAATTGATTATAAAACAATATAAATCTATTCTGTTATATTATAAGAGATGTCGAAATACACAAGTTCAAACAGTATGTCAAATAATTGTTCAAAGGTAATCGGTATCCAATTTAGTATTTTATCTCCAGATGAAATAAGAAAAGGATCTGTTGCTGAAATAACAAGTAGAGACACTTATATAAATAATAAACCAGTAATTGGTGGGTTGTTTGACCCTAGAATGGGTGTTTTAGAACCTGGTTTAATTTGTCCTACAGATGGTCTTGACTATATGAAAACACCTGGTTATGCTGGTCACATTGAATTAGCACGTCCTGTATATTATATTCAATTTTTATCTACAATACTTAAAACTTTGAGATGTGTATGTTTTAAATGTAGTAAATTAAAGATTAGCAAAGAGAAATATAAACAAGCACTAAAATTAGAAGGTGATATGAGATGGAAATATGTATTTTCAATAGCAAGTGGTATAAAACGTTGTGGTGAAGACACTGAAGATGGTTGCGGTTGTCTTCAACCAAATAAAATTAGAAAAGAAGGACTTGCTACTATTTTTGCAGAATGGAAAAATGAAATTCCTGATTCTGAGCCATTAGTTATAAAAGTTACACCAGAAATGGCGTTAAAAATATTAAAAAGAATTTCAGATGAAGATGTATCTTTTATGGGATTTAGTCCGATTTATTCTAGACCTGACTGGATGGTATGTCAAGTGATGTCAGTACCACCTCCTGCTGTTAGACCATCTGTGAAACACGATGCACAACAAAGATCAGAAGATGATTTGAGTCATATTTTAGTAAATATTATCAAAACCAATAAAACATTACAAGAGAAAATTCAAAATAACGCACCTGCTAATGTAATTGATGACTGGACGACTGTTTTACAATATTATATTGCTACTCAAGTAGATAACAAAATTCCTGGCGTAGCATCTGTAGCACAACGTTCAGGAAGACCTTTAAAGTCAATTAAAGACAGGTTAAATGGAAAAGGTGGACGTATGAGAGGAAATCTCATGGCAAAACGTGTTGATTTTAGTGCTCGTTCTGTTATTACTGCAGACCCTAATATTTCAATTCGTGAATTAGGTATTCCAATGAAAATAGCAAAAAATATTACAAAACCTGTAATCGTAAACCAAATCAATAGGGCTTTCTTGACTAAATTAGTTCAAAATGGTCCTGAGGTTTGGCCTGGTGCTAAAATCTTGGAAAAAAAAAATGGCGAATCTATTACATTACGTTACTTCATTGATAGACAATCTATTGTTCTTGAGGATGGAGATATCGTTCATAGACATATGATGGACGGAGATGCCGTTCTATTTAATCGTCAACCTACTCTTCACAGAATGAGTATGATGTGTCATATCGCACGTATTATGAAGCGAGGCGATACGTTCCGAATGAACGTTGCTGACACCAAACCTTACAATGCGGATTTCGATAAACTCTCTGTCGAAAACATGAGGCGCTAAAAGCGTGTTACCTCATAGTCAAATGATTCAAATATAAAACAACTTAAATATAAAATGGAACCATCAAAATACCAAAAACTATCAAAAGAGATTTTGGATAGTCCAATCGAAAGATATTGCGAAATTTATAAAATTATTAATCTCTCAAATGGTAAGATATATGTAGGACAATCAGTTTCCCATATATTGAATCATAAGAGATATAGACCATATGGACACGAAGGAAGATTTAGATGTCACGTTTCAGAAGCTTTCTCAAGAAAAAAAAATCAATCACATTATTTAAACAATGCTATACGAAAATATGGCGTAAATGATTTTGTGGTTGAATTAATTGAATGTTGTGAAACTGAAAAATCTGATGAAAGAGAGATTCATTACATCAAAGAGTTCAATAGTTTATTTCCTAACGGGTATAATCTAAAGAATGGTGGAAGTGTATTTACTCATAGTGATGAAAGTAAAAAAAGAGTGTCAAATGGTGTTATTGAATATTTTAAAGATAAAAAATATGAAAGATTTAAAGACGTAAAGAAAATAGATGACGATATTGAAAAATACATCAAACCTTTAAATCGATTTAATCAGCAATATGGTTGGTATGTTTATATTGAAAAATGTAAAGCAGATTTTGGTGGAGTTCATATTCCTTTAGAAAAAGTAAAAAAGATGCTATAGAATTTATAGAAAAATTAAAGAATCATTTGGCGAAACACCTTGTTGCGGGGAGTCCCTTAGAGCCTATTCTATCTAATAAATAGAAGAACCACTACTAAGTCTGTGTTGGAAACACACAGATGGCCGAGATAGAACTCGGGTATAGTAATAATGTGGAGGATTGGGTAATCCGCAGTGTTACTTCCTAATGTCGCTATGGTAGACTATGGAAGGCATTCAGAGACTGAACGGGTGTTGGTGAGTGATGAAGGATTAGCCATCCTGAGCTTGCTTAAGATACAGTCCGACCCCCTTGGGAACATGGGGGAGTTCGTCGGGAGACGAAATGAATTTACATATGCCACAAGACCCCGAGTCCGAAGCAGAATTAAAAAATTTGGCAGCAGTGCCATATCAAATTATTAGTCCAGCCAATAACTCATCCATTATTGGTATTTATCAAGACTCTATGCTTGGTTGCTATTTATTCACAAGACCAGATATCCATTTTACACCAAGAGATGCTATGAATATTCTCATGATGTTTGATGGTGTGAATGAAAATGAATTGATTAAAAACGCAGAAAGCGATAAAGGAATTAGTAGTTTTGACATTTTGACACAAATTATGCTTCCATTATCAATGAAATATAAAACCAAAGCTTTCAAGGAAGATAAAGATGACATGAAAACGTCCAATGCTGTTCTTGAAATTAGAAATGGTAAATATATTCGAGGACAAATGGATAAAGGTGTTTTAGGTGCTGGAACCAAAGGTCTATTACATAGAACTTGTAATGATTTTGGTAACATTGCATCTGCGAAATTTATTGATGATTTACAAAATGTAGTAACTGAATATATGAAATCTAGCGCGTTTAGTGTTGGTATTAGTGACTTAATTTCAGATAATAAAACAAATGAAGAAATTATAAAAATTATTACACAAAAGAAACAAGATGTTAAAAATTTAATCGATCAAACACAGATTGGAATTTTTGAAAATAATACGGGAAAAACAAATGAAGAAGAGTTTGAAACACAGGTGAATAATATTCTTAATCAAGCAACATCAGAATCAGGTAAAGTTGGATTAAAAAATTTAAATAAAAATAATCGATTCGTAACCATGGTTAATGCTGGTTCAAAAGGTTCAGACTTAAACATTTCATTTATGATTTCTTGTTTGGGTCAACAAAATGTAGATGGAAAACGTATTCCATATGGTTTTGAACATAGAACATTACCTCATTTTACAAAATATGATGACTCTCCTAGCGCACGTGGTTTCGTTGAAAGTTCTTATATCAATGGTTTATCACCACAAGAATTGTTCTTCCACGCTATGGGTGGTCGAGTTGGTCTTATTGATACAGCAGTTAAAACATCTACTACTGGTTATATTCAAAGAAGATTGATTAAGGGTCTTGAAGATTTAATGGTATCCTACGATATGACAGTTCGTACAAATAAAAATAAAATAGTTCAATTTAAGTATGGAGATGATAATATTGATACTGTCAAAGTAGAAAATCAAATAATTCCTACAGTTTCAATGAGCGCTCAAGATATTTACGCACATTATTTGTTACCTGAATCAAGTGGAGATATTAAATCATTGAATAATATATTCTTAAAAAATACAATGACCCGATACAAGAAACAAAAAAGTGATATGATGACAAAAACAAAAATATATATAGATTTTATGCTTAAAACACGTGAAGAAATTATTAAAAAAGTCTTCAAGAATAAAGGAGATAGTGTTGTGAACTGTCCTGTAGCATTTTCATATATCATTAATAATATCCAAGGCCAAACAAATTTAACAGTTTCGTCTTTGGTTGATATTACTCCACTAGAAGCTCTAGAAATGATAGAATCAACTTACGAAAATCTAAATAAAAATCATTACGCACCTCCAACAGAACTATTCAAGACATTATATTTCTATTATTTGTCTCCAAAGGATTTGTTAATTGTCAAAAGATTTAACAAGGCAGCATTAACACTCCTTCTGGATACAATAATAATTGATTATAAAAGATCTATTGTAACACCAGGTGAAATGGTTGGTATGATTGCCGGACAAAGTATTGGTGAAGTTTCAACACAGATGTCAGTACCGTTTAATTCTCAACATAAAATAGTAATTAAAAATAAATTAACAGGAGAAGTAACATTTAAATCAATCGTTATGGGAGAATTTTGTGATGAATTAATTAAGTTAAATCCTCAGTTAACATTTAATACAGGTCATAAAGATAGTGTTGAAACAATTATTGATACACTAGAAAATGAATATTATATTATTGGTGTATCTGAAAATGAAAAAACGAATTGGAATAAAATATCTCATATTAGTAAACATCCAGTTAATGGACAAATGATGAAGGTTTATACTAAAAGTGGAAGAATCGTTGAAACAACTACAAGTCATAGTCATTTAATTAGAGAAAATCATAAAGTAGTACCTATTGTTGGTTCAAATATGAAAGAAGGAATGCGTATTCCTATTTGTTCTCACATTAAAAATTCATTTGTTAAAGATACATATAAATCTTATAAACTAGATGAATTGTTTGGTTGGTTTATTGGTGCTTATTTAGCAGAAGGTAATTTAAATTACAATGAAATTTCTATTACAAATGTTTCTCAACATTATATTGAAAATACAAAAAAAATCGCTCAACTATTTGGTAAAGAATATCGTATTGTTGAAAAACAAGGCGAATTTGGTAAATCAATAACAACAAAGTTTAATTGTGAAAAATTAGCAAACCTATTGTTAAACACATGTGGAAACGGTAGCTTTGTTAAAAAGGTCCCTGATTTTGCTTTTACAGCACCTGATGAGTTTAAGAAAGCTATGTTTCAAGGATATTTTGATGGTGATGGTAACTTTCAATGTGATGAAAAACATCACCAAATAAGATGTTGTAGTAGAAGTGAACAGTTAATAAAAGATTTAGCATTAATATTAAACTATTTTAACATAGTTTCAAATTTAAAAAGTGAAAAGAATAAAGGAAGTATGTTATATCATTTAAATATTTCGTCAAAATACGCAAAACAATATCAAGAAAATATAGGAAGTATTTTACACACAAATAAATTAGAAAACCTAGTAAAATTTATTGAAAGAAATGACATTAAGTTTCTATCAGAACAAATAGATAAAATTAATGGAATGGGAGAAATTATAGCACATTGTGGAAAAACGCTTAAAATTCAAGGACAAAGTAGAATATATGGATTTTGGAAAAATAAAGAAACTATAGGTCGTAGAACATTAGAAAAATATTATAATGTATTCAACCAACATGAAAATAAAGAACTTATTAAAAATGAGTTATTATTAATACAACAAGCAGTATATTCAAATGTATTATGGGATGAAATTGTAAATATAGAATATTATACACCTAATCAAAATAATTTTGTATATGATTTTACAGTTCCATTAAACCAAACATTTATGACTGACTATGGTGTTATAGTTCATAATACATTAAATACATTTCACTTTGCTGGTGTTGCGTCTAAATCGAATGTAACTCGTGGTGTGCCAAGAATTGAAGAAATATTGTCTTTATCAAGTGAAATTAAAAATCCATCCTTGAGTGTTTATTTAAAAGAAGAAGACGAGACACAAAAAGACAAGGCTAGTTCTATTATGTATATGTTAGAGCATACAAAATTAGAAGAAATTGTAAAGTCAATTGAAATTTGTTTTGATCCTGATGATCTCAATACATTAATAAATGATGATAAAGAAACAATCGAACAATTTAGAGCATTTGAAAATATGTTTGATGAATGTGCTGAGACATCTTTACAAAATGACGAAAATGAGAAGTCAAAATGGATAGTCCGAATGATAATGGATGAAGAAGTTATGCTTGAGAAAAATATTACAATGGATGATGTAAACTTTACATTAAATAATTGTTATGAAAATCAAATCTCTTGTGTATACTCGGATTTTAATTCTGAAAAATTAGTATTTAGAATAAGAATGAATGAGATTATTAAAAATGGAAGTAATAGAGGAGGACAAAAGAAAACAAAAGTAAATCCATTGGATCAGTCAGACCAAATTTATATTCTTAAGACTTTTCAAGACCAACTCTTACAAAATATAGTGCTAAGAGGTATTAAAGGTATTAACAAAGTAATTCTTCGTAAGATAAAAGATAATATGGTTGAAAATAATGGAATATATAAAAAGCAAGAAATATGGGTTCTTGACACAATTGGAACAAATTTATTAGATGTTCTTGGTCTAGATTTTATTGATAACAAACGAACCTTTAGTAATGATATTGTGGAAATTTACAATGTTCTTGGAATTGAAGCTGCTAGACAGGCAATATATAATGAACTAGTAGATGTTATTGAGTTTGATGGTACATATATTAACTATCATAATTTTAGTGTTTTAGTGGATAGAATGACATTCACACACAAATTAATTTCCATATTTAGACATGGTATTAATAATGATAACATTGGACCCATTGCTAAAGCATCTTTTGAAGAGACGCCTGAAATGTTTTTAAAGGCAGCAAGACATGCCGAGCTTGATACGCTAAGAGGTGTATCTGCAAATGTTATGTGCGGACAAGAAGGATTCTTTGGTACAAGTTGTTTTCAAGTAGTATTAGATATTGAAGAAATGCAGAAAATGGAAGCAACTAGTGAATATAAACCAGTTGATGTTGACGAAGAAATTGAGAAATTCTTTGGTTCAGCTCAAAATCCAGAAGATCCATGTGGTATTAATAAATTATCAATTCAAAATAATATTGTTACGATTAAAGCAGAAGATATGGGTAATGATACAGATTATAATCCTGGATTTTAAATATAACAAAATACAAACAATACAAACATAAAAATATTTATATGAATTAACAAGTACATTTTAGATTAACTTAGTTTTAATTTAATATTTATTAGAAAGAAATATTAAATATAATTATTAACAAATATATAATAATGGTAATATTTGATAGTATTATTGAAAAAATTTTTAATATTTCTTCTGATAATACATGTGATAATATATGTGATAATATATGTGATAATATATGTGATAATATATGTGATAACTATTCATTTAATCTGTTTAAAATAATTTTTTCAATTTATATAAAAAGAGATATAAAAAGAGATATAAAAAGAAAATTTGTTTTTTTTGATGAAACAATTAAAAATATATTTTTAAAAAAGTTTGAAAATGATTTTATATCTTTATTTTGTAAAATACAAAAAATTTATCATTCATTAAATAAATTCGCTTATTTATATAAATATAAAAAATCTAAGATTGTTGTAAATACAGATATGTGTTTAAATGAAATAAATATTAATGACAAGAATATAATTTGTATTTTTCATGAAAAATATAGATATTTATTTAATATAAATGACATTATTAAAATTATAAATAACTCGCTTACTAGTTCATATTTATTTTTCGTCGAACCTAAACCTTGTAAAAATCCATATAATAATTTAATATTTGACAAGTCAATATTATATAATATTTATTTTTTTATAAAATTCAAGACATTCATTTTCCCTGAATTAGTATTTAAATTTTTTGAATGTAACTTTAATTTAAATATGTTTTTATACAAATATGAAACATTATGTAGAGATTATTTAATTAAAAATTTTATAACTAGTTCAACTAGTGAGACAACTGTTGAAGAAATAAAAAAAATGATTACTTCATTTAATAATTCATTTAATAAAACAATAGATATTCATGAAGATTTCCCAAAAGATAAATTGATTCATATTTTCAAACCATACTTGTTTTTACATTTGACAAAACTCTACTCTTTTAGTAATATGATTAAAAACCGAGCTAATGATGAGTTGAAAAAAAAGTTAATTAGGTTTCAAAAATTTAGTCCATGTTTTGGAAGAAAAAATGTCAAAAATATTTATTCACAACAAAATCCATTTGAAAAAAAAACATACACAAAACAATGTCAATATATAGATACTCATATTAACTTTAATGAAAAGACACACATTAATTTTTTAGAAGATCATACTTGTGTTAACATAAATAGTTTAGAAGATAATGAACAAGTAGTAAATCATAATTTGTTTTTTATAATTAATAGAAATAATGGTTATGAAAGTCATGAAAATAATATAAACCTAGTCAATGAAAATGAAGATGAAGAAACTATTAATAATGAAGACGAACAAGAAGACGAAGAAGAAGAACAACAAGAAGAAGAAGAAGAAGAAGAACAAGCAGAAATTCAAAATGTATTTCAATCCTATATAAATAGTTCAAATAGTTCAGATAATTATGATTTCGATGATGAAACAGATTCTATAAGTTAAATTTTGAAATAGATTTATTTTTTTTTGTTTGTTTTTTTTCATTGGTATTATTTACACGTTTTTTTGTTCGATTCTTTTTTTCTTCTTGACTTGTTGAAGAAGTTTCTTCAATAATAATTTTAGGTTTCTCTATTATAACTTTCTCAGAATCAGAATCTGAATCATCAATTAATATCATAGGTTTCTTCTTTTTATAAGTTGTTTTTGTTAGTTTTGAAAAATCCTCCAAATATTTCTCAACTGACATTTTATTGTCAATCGCATCATATATTTTCTCAACACATTCTTCATCTAGTTTGTTGAGTGAAATGAACACTTCACTATTTTCGTTTTGAATTAATCTGAATGTTGGTACTGTTTCAGGTCTAAAAGCAGGAATAAGAATAAACACGAATTTGTCATTTCTATTTCCATAACCAACAAAATTATGTTTTTCATATTTTGTTTGTAATATGAACTTTTGACAAATAAAAATAGTAGGTATTTCATATTTTTGTACTAATAACCATAAATCAAACGTTGTTAAAAAATAATTATCTGTGTATAAAAAACTAGAAAATGACAAAGTTTCAGCTTTCACTTGGTCTCCTAATGTCTTTTTTCCTTCTATAATTAAAATATCAATTATTTTATCTGTATATTTTTCTAAATACTTTTTATATTCAATGTATAAGTCATTCTTAATTTTGTTAACAGATAATTTATTACTAGTTTTTTTATAAATTAAGTCAATTATAAAATTAAAAGTACAAAAATTGTTTTTACTATACTCAATTTCTTTATAGTTATCAGGAAAACATTTTTTCCATATACTAGAAGTGATTTTTTCTTTGACAATTATATTACAATCTTTATCATTATTACGTCCAATAGCATGGTCTAAAGAAGGTATATTATTTTCATATATTTGTGTTATTATTGGCTCCGTTTCATCATAAGAATTATTCTTTACATATTTATTTAAAACTGTTGGTATTAAAGTTTCAAAATATTCTTGAGTTAATAACGATTGAATCATTATTATTTCATTTTCTCTTAAATTATAACTAATATTTCCAAATGATAAATAATTTTGTGGTTCCAGCATAAAAGATTTAATTCTACTATACCTTATTAATTCATCTGCCACTCTTCCAAAATACATAGGTTCGTTTTCTTTATTCGTTATTAAATTTTTTTCAGGTAGAATTAAATTACAAATACCATTTTCTGTAACAACACATAATTTTGGTGTATTAGAACATTCATTTTTATTTTTTACAAGACATGTAGAAACTTCATTTATTAGTTTATAATAATTCTCATCACCTATAAATTGAATTTTTGTATTTACTAATTCTCGTAATAGAGTATTAATATTTTCTAGTTTCTCAGAATATATTATATATTCTTTATTTATTTCGTTTTCTATTTTCTCTCTAACTTTAATATTCTCATAATCATTTAACAAAATTCTAATTGTACTTCTAAATACATTGAAAAAACTAGTCTCAAGTTTAATTTTTTTTATATAATCAACACGTTCCTTATCAATTTCATTTGTAGTAGATGTTGGAATGTCAATAGAAACCATAGGCTTCTCTTTACTATTCACAATATAATTATCATTGTGAATCGATGGTATGTCAATATTAGCAGGTATTTCAGAATCTGGAACTGGTTGAGATAATTGAATAAACTGATTTGTTTCTGTTAAAATACCTACAACTAATTCATCTTCAATTATTTTGAAAATTGGCTTACATGGTATATCCGCATTATCTTTTCTTTTTTTACTTCTTTTTTCTAATTTATTCAGAAATGTAACTGTATTACTATATGTATTCCATAGGTCTTTATTTGTCATAAAAACTACATCAATATCTTGTTTTAAATCATCTTCTAATGAGGATGGATAACAAGGAATAAAACATTTTTTTCCTGAAACTCCAGGCTCCTCAGAAAAAACACCAATCACCTTATTGTTAAAATTTAAAACCATTTTTAATATTTTATATTCATACTTATCTAACTTTTTAATCAAGTCATAAAGAAGTAATGGTCTTTTTGATTTATAAACAGTTGGCATACTATCTAATGGAGTACAAATTAAAGTAAAAAATGGCTTTATTATTTCTTTAAAAACAGCTCTCATTGTTCTTGAAAGTTGTGGATCATACTCTTTGAATTCTTTTATTACTGAGAATTTATTACCACTAATTGTATAGGAATAAATAGGTTCATAATATCCATCTTCTTTTATTAAAATAACTGTAGGTTTTCTAGATTGATAAAATTCAGATGAATAATGATTTGTAGGACACAATAATTGAACATTATTTGTAATATCATTATTCGGAATTTGAAAAATAACAAGGTTTATTCCTGTTGGAAACAAATATTTATTTGGCATGCTTATAATATCCCATAAATAGGTATGGTCTATAATAGCATCATCGTCTTTTAAGAAAGTTAAAAAATTTTCAAACGCTGATACAACCTTTGTAAAATAAAAATTGTCTTCTTGTTTTTCCATATTAAGTCTTGAAAATGTTTTCGTATGATTATATTTATTTATATCAACTTTTTTTGTATTATCATAAAAATCTATTACCAAATTTCCATTCTGATATTTTATAAATGTATCGATAGTAACTGCTTTAATAATTCTTTCCCTCATTTCTTTAATAGTTAATACTTTTGAATTTGTATTATCCTCCATATTAGTATTTTTTTTACCGAAAAATAAAATATCTGAAATACAAGCAATAAATGATTGTTTATTATTTACTTCTACACCATGGCGCAATAAACAAGGATGATTTTGTTTTATATTAGTATTTGTTTTACTTATTTGACAATCAGCATTCGATACATGTAACATTATTTGTATTTCAACTGGTAAATACCCCCAACGTCCTGAAGATAAAGGGAACTTATCTGGACCTTTAATGTATTCGTCTTGTTTTTCATTATCTTCTTTTTCTGATACCTCTTCTTCTCCAGAACATTTTTTTTTAGCAGTTATTCTACCTTCAGTGTTATATTTATCAAAACAACATGGTAGACAATAACCTTGAGGATGTTTGTCTGTTTGGAACCCAGGAAAACGTTTATTTTCCTTTTCATTATAAAACTCATAAATATAATATCCTGGTTTTACTTGTTTCTCATTTCTAGGTAATACTTTTCCACATGTTGGATGAATTAATTCTTTTTTACCGTCTTTTCCTATAACTTCTTTTAAATCGTTAGGATCTACGATACTATTATTTTTAAGACACCAATATCGAGGACAAATATAATTAAATTTATTTTTAGGATTAGATCCATACTTAATAACGTCTTCTTCTCTTAAAAATCCCTTATGTTCTTTATTTATTTTTTCTAATTGTGAATCCGTTAGAATAACTGGTTGTCTTCTCATATCTGACCGACATGTTCTAGAATAAGCATTATACTCAGGTGTATCTTCTTTTAAAATTAATACTGGCTCTTTTTTCTCAATTAAAGTTTGAAAATAATATGGTTTATTTAATTTCATTCCGTCAATATTTTTAACTATATTATCTTCTTCTTCTTCTTCTTCTTCTTCTTGTTCTTCTAACTCATCTTTCAAATCACTTTCAATAATTATATTTGATTTTTCAGTTTTTTCTTCAATATTTTTAAGAGGAAATAATATTTGTTCTGACTCTACTTGTTCCTCTGATTCAACAGATTTATCTGAAGGTATTTGTGAATCTACACTTTGAATAGGAGATAATATTTTTTCTGATTCTACTTGTTCCTCTGATTCAACAGATTTATCTGAAGGTATTTGTGAATCTACACTTTGAATAGGAGATAATATTTGTTCTGACTCTACTTGTTCCTCTGATTCAACAGATTTATCTGAAGGTATTTGTGAATCTACACTTTGAATAGGAGATAATATTTGTTCTGATTCTACTTCTTCCTCTGATTCAACAGATTTATCTGAAGGTATTTGTGAATCTACACTTTGAATAGGAGATAATATTTGTTCTGACTCTACTTCTTCCTCTGATTCAACAGATTTATCTGAAGGCGTTGTAGATTTTACTTCAGAATTGATACTATTCTCTGAAGTTAACCTATTTGGAATAGTGATACCATTATATGTAGTTACGTTAGACTTATCAGATAAAATTGAATCACTACTGTTATCTAATTCACCACCTTTATACTTATCTTCTTCTTCGTCTTCTTCGTTTTCTTCTTTTTCTTCTTCATCATATTCATCTTCTTCGTCATCATTAAAAAATAAACTCAACGCTCCTTTTGGTTTTTCAACTTGTATTGTGGTATATTTTTTATACTCCATAAATTCATCATCTTCTTCTAAAGAAGGAACTTCTCTATCAGAAACAGATAATTCATCAGAAGAAATAATATCCGGAACACGAATTTCTTCTTTTTCACCGCTATTACATAATTTATTTATTTCTTGTGATGGATAATTGGTACTATTTTTATCTTGTGTAATACGAATAATACTATCTAAATAAATAGGTATTGTATATAAATAGTTTATATCGTTAATATTTTCTACTGAAATTGTAATAATTCCAGTATTTTTTTCTAATGATATAGTTGTTTTAAATCCTGGATTATTTTTAATTTTAATATCTGATTTTCTTACACCTCTTTCAAGTTGTATTTCATTTGCTACTTTTCTAACTAAATCTTCTGCTTTCTTACGGTCTAAATCCTCTGGAAAATTTTCCAATAACGAATCTATAATTTCATGACCTCTATATTTTTGAGCGCTTTTTTCTAAAATAAATGCTTCTTGACTTGTTACTTTACTAAAATTTGAAACACGTTTGAAACGTAAGTTAATTTCTTGAGATTTTTTTTTAGATTCATTAATAAATATACTAGAAATACATCCTTTATAATTTTCAAGTTTTAATGGTTTCGAAATTTCAACCTTTGATTCGTAAGTAATCTGTTGAATTTCAACATTAGAGTCATTTAAACTATTGAACAGTCTTATTTTATAACCACTTTGCACAAGTATTTTTGCGATTTCTTCTATAATTGGATTAATTGAATCTTTAAAAAGATTGGAAACAACTTCTTCATTAATTGCTTTATCAAATTCAGAAGTAATACTGATCGATCCATTTTCATCAAATTCACAAATTAATGATTGTGTATTATATTCTATGTGAGTATTTTCAATATAAACTGAGACAGATTTTGTTCTAGCAATACTTTTCATTAACTTAAAAATAATCGACTTTTTTAGAAGTGGTATTTTTCGTCCATCTGTCGCAATTTTATCTGAGGTATAAAGTCTATAAATATTTTCTTGTCTTGTAGAGGGATTATATTTAATTAATGGATTGGTTTCTGTTGCGTGGATAATTTTAAATATTACTTCTAATGGTATTTTAATATCAAAATCGGGTCTAATAACTGCTTTTATAAATCGTATACCTTGATTAATATACTTAAGGTTTGATTTCCTTAAATTATAAACATCATAAAACATATCAATCGTTTTAAAAGTTTCAGAAGTTTTTTCATTAATAACATTTTTATTATTTTCAATTAACTTCTCTTGTGAAGTTTCCAAGTCTTCCAATGTGTCTATATTTTGATTGTAAAGAAATGGAAAATATATTTTAATAGTTGTTTCAGAAGAGACATTTTTATTTGAAGCAAATTTTAAAACATCACGAGCTAAACATAAATAAATTGTATTATTCACAATTTCACCAGTGCTTAACAGTAAATGACTATTTAATGTGGATAAAGATTTTCGTGCGTTTTTTTCAAAAAAAGAGTCATATTTTGTTACATTATATGGATTACAAACAAATGGGTATTCATTTTCAACAATGAAAAATTTCTCTCCTAGTACTTTGTCTACTATAAAATATTTATCCTCTAAATTCATTTCTAAGATATCATCAAATGTGTATACGTCCTTTGGTAAAGGTTTTTCAAATGTTTCTTTATTATCAATAACTATATTTGATAAAAATTGGTCTAATCTAACTGGAGTCAATTCTAATTTTTTATTTTGTGTCAAAGATTTATATAGTTGTACTGAATTAATAGTTTCTTTTTTCTGACAAAATAAATATATTTCATCCAATGATGTTCGTGTTTGAATTTCTTTAAGTATTTTAATCTTAATTGTACCTATAGTATCATCATAATGTATCTGTTGTTCTGAAAACCTGATATTAATTTTTTCTGAATGTATTTTATCAATTTCAATGTCAGTAAATATTTTCTTAAATAATTCCTCTTGGTTTTCAGTTTTATTATTTTTACCATAAAAAATAAATATTGTATCAATAGATCCATCTACCAAATAGTTTACTTTGTAAATAGGATTAGAATCTAAAGTAACGTCTTTTATGGATCTTGAATTATTTATACTTTTTATTGAAGATATTGAATTTGACATATATATAAAGTTAGTATTATTTTTAATTTAATAATTTACAAAGATATTAAATTAAATAATGAAAGTTTAACAATTAGGAAGTCTCTTATACTAAATCATAATATGGATTATCATTTATATCCATTCCGCAATATTTTTTAGGATTTTTCTTATAGTCAACCGGTTCATAAATTCCAGCTGCCTTTGCGTTTTCCAATAAAAACTTGAAGTTTTGCCAAAATTCTTGTTTGTGGCCGATTGATACTGTCATAATATGTGATAGTTCATGTAATGAAACAAAAGTCAATGTATTTATGTCAATTAATTTATTTCCTTCCTTTGTGGTATTTAAACAAAATGCGAGTTTTTCGCCTTTGTTTTCACTATACGCTGTTAACTCACTTGTTGGAAGAGTTTCACTTACTTTTTTAGGGTTAAATCCTTCAACAAGTCTAATTGTGCGCGGGTCTTCAGGATGTGTTTTTTTCATATATGCCACCATATCTTTCATTCTTTGTGTGACAGTAGCGAGTAAATCCGCTGCTAATTCTAATTTCTCTCTTTCTCGTACACAATATCTATTACCGTCTTTGGATGCGATGATACATTTAAGATTAAACGCGTCTGATTCATAATAGATTCTTAAACAAAAAAGAAGTACTACAGCTATGAATATATAAAAAAATATGCTATGCTTTTCCATATATATATTTACTTTTATAAAAAGTAACACAAATAAATTCTTTATCTAATAATTTTAGTTGATTATATCAATAAAATTCTAAAGCATTATAAATTAAATAAAAAATGTCTATGATTTTGATTTTATTATCGAGAGTTTTTTATAAATATATATTTTATAAATGACAAGTATTGATACTTTAGATAAAAATTTGTTAGAGATATCAAAAGCATGACCTATATGGAGTAAAGATATTGAAATCGTATTAGACCAAATACGTATTAATGCTTATAATATGAGTGAAATTCACCGTAAAAGATTTTTATATTTACACCTTTGCACATTTAAAACGCCCATTGTAGACGCTTAAAAAAATAAAAAAGTGTAAAATCAATAGTAGGAATTTCACCTACGATGGTCTTACTTTTTCTTCTTCTGATTTTTCCCTTTGGGAGGAAGAAGTGAAAGACGAAATTTGGAAGCATAATGGTCGTTCTTGGTTTTCTATCCAACAACTTGTTAATTTCATTATGTTTATAGAAGAATTAGCATCTCGTGTCCTGAAAATTATTTTGATATTCCAGTGATTGTTATTTCAGCAATAAATACAATTATTTCAGTAGGTGTTCAATCTTTTTTAGCACAACCAATAATTTCTATTACTAATTGTATACTAAGTGCTATTTGTGGTATTATTGTTTCAGTAAAATTATATTTGGCTATTCAGACACAGATGGAACTTGAGTTATCAACTAGTAAAGATTTTTATACTTTATCAGTCGATATTTATAAAACTATTTCATTAGCCGTTCCAAATAGAGGTGTAGATGGTGTTACATTTTTAAATACTAATTTCCAAACTTATTCAGATTTGGTACAAAAGTCTAGTATTTTACTTAAAAAATTAAATGATCGAATGGTTCCTGATAAAATACTTTTATACAATTCAAGTAATGTTATTAATAATTCAAATTTAGAAAAAGAAGTTATTCGAGCATCTAGAATTAAATCAGATTTTTTATCAAATCCTCCTAACGATATTGAAAATAGTATTATAAATGTAAATGAATATGAAAATAGTATTATAAATGGTATTGAAAATAGTATTGAAAATGATTCTAAAATTTAAAAACAAACTATGATAATTATTTTACCTATAAATAAATTTTTATATAATTTTTTAACTATATAAAAAATATGTATTAAATGTTAAATGAAAAAAGGTATAAAAATATTTATTGAGGTCCAGAACCTATTTCTAAAGGAGGGCGCATGAAGTCTGGTTCAATTGTACTTTGATTCCATGGTCCAACATTTAATTGAGGGTTAGGAGGTTCAGAACGTATTTGAAGATTTGCGTTTCTCAATGTTTGACCAATTGTATCGATACCAATGTGGTAACCTGCCTTAAGTAAGTTAATGTTTGCTAGTTCACCTTTACCAGAAGGATTTAATTGAGCCCATTGAGAATTACTGTCATTTGGTAAAAGTTCAGCAGGGTTTTGTACATTAGGAGAAGAACAAGAGGAAGGAATACCAGGCATACTGGTTTGAACTCCAGTAGCAGAGGCAAAAACTTCATTTCCGTTAGGATCAGAAGGGCGAACACCAGCAGATGCTTGTGAGTTAGTATTTTTGTATTGTTGTTGCATTTGACTATTAGATTCATAGCCTGACATACCCTTAGCGCCTAAGTAACCAGCAAAGATACTAACGCAATAAGCGACAATTAATAAAACTAAAATAGCTCCAATTCCATAGTCATTCCATAGCTTCTTTAAAGAGACACTCATTATATAAAATTAATGATAAAATAATTTTAAGAATACATATTAATTATATTCACTTTTAAAAAGTAAGCCAATTTATTTGAAATAGTTTTTACTAAAACTATTCTAAAGATTTTATGATATCCTAAATTTATAGGCCCTCTAGTTCACTTTCTGAGACTTCATCTATTTCTGCGTCAAATTCACTGTCAGAATCATCCAAATTCTCTAAAAGATATGTCTTCTTAATATTCTTAGCTTCTAAATAGGCTATAATGGCGGATTTTTTTGCTAATTTTGCTTTATTTCTTGCTTCTTTATATAATTCAAAATATACCTGATTTGGTTTTTTAAGGTGTAAGGTATCTAAGTTATTTTCTAAACTTAATCCAATATCAACTTCTTTCAAAACTATATCGTCGTCTAAGTTTTCAATATCTAGCTCTAAAGAATCAGAATCTATAGATAATTTTTCATTCATTACTTCGTAAATTTCATTTTTTTCAAATGGTGTATCGTGTATATTAACATTAACATTTTTACTTATTTCTTCTAATGAAGGTATTACAATATCGTCTAAAGTGTCTAAATGTTTTGATTCTTCTTCAAGAGTTTCATTATTTACAATTAATTCTTGTGGTTTTTCTAAATCTGGAACCTCTGGAACCTCTGGAATATTTATTGGTATTTGTACTATATCATTCGGTTTACTTAGTCCACCTTTCTTATTTTTAATAAGACAACTATTAAAAACTGGTTCATTATCTAATACCATTACCTGTTTCAAATCTATTTCAATTTGAAAGTTTCTTGACGTAAACTTTATTCCTTGTATTTCTAAAATAGAAATAATATTTGTTTCTGGTGTTACATCATTTATTGTTAAAGAAATTTCATTTTCATTATATATTTTAACAACAGGTTCATCAGAACGATTATTTTTAATATTTGTTCTTACTAAATAATATTTACCTGATTTATATACACGAATAATAGAGTTAAATGCTGACTCAATATCATTCTCTTCCAGACCATTTTGAAACCATGACTCCCTCTTTTCATAAATTAATTTTTTACATGTTTCTTCTAAATTTTCAAACCATGTAATCAATATCTCTGAATTTTTATCAAACATTAAATCACAATAGTATTTTTTTCCAGTTTTTACAAACCCTTGTCTAGTTACACTTTTTAAGGTTTGTATATACAAAGGCTTATTATTATTCTCAATTTTTGTAAAATATGCTCCTCCTTGAATTCCTGTAGGATGTGCTAAACTTAAGCTAGAAAAATCAAATGACTCATTTGGTTCAATAATATTGTTTTCCATTATTATTGAAAATATAGAAAAATTAAAAACTACAAACACGCACAATTTTAAATTAATTTTTATATATAATAATTATGAAGGATTCATTAGTTCAACAGTGTTTAGATATTCTAAAAAGAGATGATGTAAAGAATGAGTTTAAGATTATGTTAAAACCGTTAATTGATTTCATATTATATGAAATAAACCCTTATATTTATATAACTGTTACTCTAGTATTTTTAATTTTTATTATGATTTTAGCAATATTAGTGATTTTATTATTATTGTTGCGTAATAAACAGTTTATTTCTAAATTTTTTTAATAACATATTGTATAATGGCTGGAAAAACAAAATCTAGACGAGGTGGTTTTTTAGGGACTTTAATTAATCAAGCAATTGTTCCATTTTCCATTTTAGGAATGCAACAATCTTACAGACGTAAGAAAAATGGTGGTAAAAAAACCCGCAAACATGGTGGTAAACAAGGACGTAAACATCGTGGTTCTCGTAGACATTAAATATATTTCGTTTTAAATAATAACTAAATATATTTTTTATTCTTTGTAATCTATATAAATGGCACGTAAAAGTTACCGTAAACATAGAAAAGGTGGATCCGCACCTGATGCTTCTTCTTATAGTTCTGCCGCAAGTTATGGTGTGGCTGTAAATGGACCTCTAGATTCACAAATTAAAAACTCTTTAATGAGTGACGGATTAAACGGACAATCGCAATCTATAACCAGTGTAGGACTTCAAGGACAAAATGTAGGTATCCCTCCTAATCAACTCATGAAAGGTGGTAGAAGACATAAAACGAAATCTAAACGTGGAGGATTCTGGGGTCAAGTAATTAACCAAGCAATTGTACCTTTTAGTATTTTAGGAATGCAACAAACTTATCGACGTAAGAAACGTGGTGGAAAAATGACACGTAGGAATAGTCAAAGACGTCGTTAATTTAATTTTTATATATGTTTTATTAATTTTTATAATATATATAGTATTTTTATAGAAATTAATGAGTTTTGAAAATCAAATTTCTCAATGGGTTTCAATCGATAACCAGCTTAAAATTTTAAATGAAAAAACAAAGGAGTTACGAGAGAAACGTACTACATTAACTGAAAATATAACAAAATATGCTTCTAATAACAATCTTTCAAACGAAACCGTTAAAATTAGTGATGGTCGCCTCAAATTCGCAAATACAAGAGTAGCAGAGCCTTTAACATTTAAATATTTGGAAAAGACTTTAGGAGAGGTTATTAAAAACGAATCTCAAGTAAGGTTAATTATGACTCACTTAAAAGAAAAACGAAATATAAAAACTGTTTTTGAAATTAAGCGGTTTTCTAATAATTAATTATTATATAACTATTTTATATGAGCTATATTGGAGAAGAAGAATTTATTTATACAAATAATCCACAAGAAGGTATTCATAGTGGTGGATTTAGTGTAAAATCTATAATGATGAAAGGAGGAATGTCTCCTATAATGACACTTAATACAAATGAAACCAGTCAAAAAGGAGGTACTCCGCAAGTATCTGACTTATTTAATGATTTAGTTATACCAAGTTGGATACTCTCTTATAATCAATATGGAGGTGAAGTTAAAAAACAAAATCATAAAAATAATCATGACCATGAAAGTGATAGTGAAAGCGATAGTAGTGATGTTATTGATGATGATTTACATGATAAATTATTAAACCTTGTTAGGCATCATGATAATAAACAAAATAAAAAAAACAAGATAACTAAAAGTAAAAATAAGATGACTTCTAACAGTAAAAAGGGTGGAAATACAAAAAAAAGACGATAAAAATTATATAATATAATTTATTGTATTATATAAATGATTTTTAGAGTAATAGAACACTACGATGATGATATATATAGTGATTACAAAATAGAAGAATGTTTTATTTGTTATGATATTAAAAATGAAACTCCTATCAATTTAGAGAAACAAATATACTATTTGAAGTTATGTTCTTGTAATGGATGGATTCATAAAACCTGTTTAGATAATTGGTTTTTGAAAAAGAATAGTTGTCCTGTATGTAGAACAAATATGACAAAAGTTTTTCAACAAGTGTCACAAGTAGAATCAGAATCTATTGTAATACAAGATAATTTCTATACAAAGCTTCATATATTTTTAGTTAAAAATATTATATATAGGTTAATCATGTTTTTTACAATATTTAATTATATTGGAGTTATATTTCTACTAATTAAAATATACACTAATCATGATAATAATCATGATACTGATAATTATACAAATACAAATGATGATTCATCGTATTTTTTCTAAAATGAACCCCATGTGTTATAGTTAAATGGAGAAACTAGAATCTTGTCTACATGATTTCTCCAAAAATCCACACGTTTTTGAAATACAATATCCTCAGCAGTTTGTGGATAAGGAGTAGCTGTTTTCATTAAATCTTCTTCATCACTTGTTATTTTTGGTTTATTACCGTAACAATTTACACCAAATTTAATTTTTGGATTTGCCATATAACCACCATTTACTCCTGGTCTTCCACAATCATGCTCATGACCCTGTATGTTTTGTAAATTGTCAAATGTTTTTTGTTGCGTTGGAAATAACGCCATTTGTCCGTCTGACCAACCATAATTACACCATTCACCACCATTTTTATATGCGTCTTCTATTTGTTTATAACTTGCTAAATCTGATCCATATGCTTGACATAAAGCTTTTGCATTATCATAAGTATAATAATTACCAGGAATATTGAATACTTGTTTTTTAAATCTAATTTCAGGGACAGGAGCTGCTTCATAAGCAGATTGGTCTACTACAATATCAATTTTTGGTTTATTAGTAAAGATATCGTTTATATATGCTGTGACATTTATACTAAAAAAATATTCTAGTGCATTTACTATTATTAAAACGACTAAAATAGCCACGATTATTATACCCATAATATTTTGTCCGTTTCCTTCACTTGAGCTAATACTACTACCATCTTTATTTCCTAAAGAGGATGAGAATACGAAAAATGCTATAACTATTAGTAATAAAATTACAAAAACCATTGGATTCATTATAAAATTATTTAAATTATTATAATAATTTACAGGATCCGTTGTTGTTGTTGTACTTACTTCCATATATATATATAAATGAATTGTTTTTTTTAGTTAATATAAAATTATCTTGTTTAACCCTTCTTTCTATAAAATAAACAATATGCTTTTGTCGAAATAATTGAATCTATTACTCCTACTTCTGATACAGAAGTGTCGTTAAAATGGAACCATTTACCATTTGAATTTTTAACATAAGCTGTATAGTGACCTCCTAAAACATTACCACTGTGATTGCAAACACCGTACAATTCATATTTATAACTATTTTTTTTATATCCTATGACATATTCTGACAAATCCAATTCATCTAAAGGAAATGTTATAAGAATCTGATTTTTCTGGTTTTTAGAGTTAAATCTTTTAAAATCAATTACTAATATATTTGGAAAAGACCAGAACATAATTTTTTTTCTAATATTTTCTTTTACTTTTGTTTCTTCATTATACCAAGCATTTTCACCATCAAGTATTTCTCCTTTTACGTATAGTTCAAAGCAATCTATAAGTGATGGATTTTTATTATCATGTGGAATAGGTAGGTCAATCATAAAAAAAGGTTCAGGTGTTATTTTTAATACATTTTCATTTTCCATTGAAGATATTTTAGAAACATGTACTCCATAAAATATATTCCAGATTTCAGAATATTCTTTTGAATACATATTTTTAACCATTTCATAACACTGTATAGCTATTTTGTCAGTATCATTCTCTGGCGATCCTGAAATAGTCATTTTTATTTCTCTAGAAAGTGAACTATGAAAACAATCTATTAAAAATAATAGAAACTCAGGTAGGTCGTTTTGAGAATAACCTGTAAATAGTTCCATTTCCTTTACTTGAGCTATTTTTTGTATTGTTTTAATAAATTTTCCAGGTGATACTATACAATTTTTTTCCCATAGAAGTTTTCTCAGATTATCCCACTCCAATAAAAGGACTGATTCATATTTATTTTTTAATTTTTTTTTATATGATTGTAAATCTAAAAATTCGTTTAATTCGTATGTATGAGACAATATTTGTAGACAAGAATTAATAAAACATGTATTTCCTAGATTTGCTAATCCACTTAGTCCGTTATCTTTATATTTTTCAAATTTCATTATACTATTAATTATTAGTGTAATATATTTAAACACATTTAATAATAATATTAATATTAATATTAAATATATGAGTAGATATTCTAATAATAATAATTCTGACTATCAACTTTTGTTGGTTACTATACTTAATGATATGTATAATGATAATACAAGACAAATCCAGGATTTGAATCACGCTAATAATGAAATTCGAAATACTATTATATCTATACTTAATCCTCAATTAAATAATAGTATAATCCCTGTTACTAGTGAAAATAATAGAATTAATAGTCAACGACTAAATACTAGAAATACTAATAATAGTCAACGAATAAATACTATAAATAGTAATAATAGTCCTAATTTAAATAATTCAAATGTAAATAGAAGAGTTACAATAAATAGTATACCATATACAATAGATAACGTTCAAAGATATAGCATTCAAAATAATTTAATTGATAGATATTTTAATGTTGCTGAAAATTCTTTTTTATCAACACCACAACTAAGAAGTGCTTCACAAAGGCAAATTAATAATTTAACAACAATATTAGATAGTTTTTTTAACCCTGTTGTAATTTATCCAACACAATCACAAATTGAACTAGCAACAAGAAACGTAAGATATTGTGATATTGTAACACCAATTAATAGATCTTGTCCGATTTCTCTTGAAAATTTTAATGATAATGATATAGTTACGGTAATAAGATTTTGTGGACATATTTTTAATACAGAAGAGTTAAATAGATGGTTTACTACAAATTGTAAATGTCCTGTATGTCGGTATGATATTAGAAATTATAATTCACGTACTTCATTAAACAATTATAATAGCTTACCTACTAGAGAAACAACAGAATCACAAAATAATGAAAATAATTCTACTAATGAAACAAACGATGATGAGAGAAATAATCAAACAAATACATCACTGAATAATTACTATTACAATTTTATTACTTCAGATATTTCTGGAAATAATACATCAGATTCAAATGCTATTCTAAATTTAATAACGGAACTGCAAAGAGGTATTTAACAAAATATCATTAATTAATATTATATAAAGAGTAAAATATAATATTATTAATAATAATGTCAAGACGTTGTAAGTATTCAAAAGAAAAAAATGAGAATGAAATGAGTATTGATGAAATTCAAGAAGAACAAGATAAAGAACTAGATAAATTTAATTCTAGTAAAATGATTCTAGAAAATAGTTATTACTATTTTAGTATAGTTATTAATTTTACTTTTAAAAGTATTAAATTTATAATAAGAGTTTCAGGTATTTATTTATTATGGATTGTACTACATTATGTTGCGTCACAATTATATGTTAAATTATGTGTTCCAAATACATTAGTAGGTTTTGTTATTTCACCTTTTATGGTAGCAACACCTCATTGTCAAGGGCTTAGATGGATTGTTTATAATGCCGCAAATATTATTAATAATATGTGGATTTTAATGGGTGCTTGGATATGTTCTACACTACTCATTATTAATAGAGAAAATCCACCTGATAATAGGTAATAATATATTTTATTGTAAACTATTTAAAGATGTCTAGTATAATAATATTATAATATGAAAAATATGAAAAATATGAATACAAATAATACAAATGAAAAACGCGCTGGTAAAAGATGGACTATTAGTGAAATTATTAAACTTCAAAGAGAGTATGAACTATTAGAATTGAATATTCAAGAAATTGCTTTTAGACACCAAAGAAGTGTCGAGTCTATTTTATTTAAACTTCAAATTGAAGGGTTCATTGAAAATTGGAATTCTGCTAGAGGAATTGATGAATTCAATAACTCGAAAAAAAATGATACCAGTGTGGAAGTTTATAATCAAGAATATTGTGATGTAAGTGATGTTGATAAGCTAAGTGAACGCGTTTGGAATCTTGAAACTTCAGTGTCTGATATCAAAGGAATGGTAAAAAATATGTTTGATAAACTCGTTCAGGAAAATAACAAAAAATCTTCTTTGAGAAAAATCAACACATTAAATAGATAAATATAAAATATAAAATAAAAAATTGTTAAATTATTAATAATTTTTTATTTACTTGTAAATTCAAATACTTAGTTTTTAATAAAGAATTTTGTCACACTTTGTACTCCTTGTTTCTCATTATTTGTTTCTCTTAAATAATCATCAAATAACAAAGTTTTTACTTCTTTATTTCTCAATTGTTCTAATTTATCCTCAAATTTTTCTGGTTCTAGACTCTTACGTAATGTTTCTACTTCTTTTTTAAATTTTATAATTTTTGGTTTTTTATTCTGCATTTCCCATATTTTTTCAAGAACTAAAGCAAATAGTTGCTGAACTGGTTTCATTATTTGATTCGTGATATAAAATGAGTAATCTATTTTTAATCCATTTTCTTTAATAAATGTAGGTGTTTCTATTTTTTCTCCTTGTAACGCTTTTTTATTACTTGTATTTATATAAACAAATGGTATTCTATCTCCTGAACTTGGTTTGTTTCCTGGGTCTCTAGCTGTAATTCTATCTGCCAAAACTTTGTGAGCAATTGACTTTGGATTTTTATATCCTGACCTAAGTGACTTTGTAATAATCAATTTATCAATCGGATATTTCTCGTCTACAATATTTTGTAAACAAGATTTTAAAAAGTCAACTGCTTCTTTTATGTTTTGTTGTTTCATTAAAATATCAATTATACCACCATATATATCTTTTACAATTGGTGCATTATCACGTCTTTTTAATACAATACCCATTTCTTTTCTTTTACCTTTGTTCGGGTCTGTTTCATAAAGCATTCCAACATATCTTTTCTTTGATAATAAACAAAATGGCATAAATGTCTTCTCATATTCTAAATCGTGAGGTCCTTTTAAGAAACTAGATGCTAAATGACCTGCTTCTTGTGCGATTTCAATCGTGATTTCAAGAGCATCTTTGCCTCGAATTGGCTTACCATCCAGAGTTTGTAAGTTAAATGTGAAGAATACAGAATCAGTGTCGCCGTATATATACTCAGCAGATGTTTTTACCGCACCATGATGCTCTGTATTACAAATTTTATTTCCATAACATTCTTCAATTATTCTTTTCGCATAGGTTAACAACATTCGTCCAGTTGCAGTCGTACAAGCAGCAATATCTTTCTCATAAAATGTACTAGTTTTAGCACCACATTGTCCGTAAAGTGAATTAGCAGTTAATTTATAACCAAGTTGACGCTGATCTAAAACTTGTTTCATAAATTCATCCTTCTCATTTGGAATCAATTTACGCGTCGTTTTTCTTGCTATCAACAACTCTTCTAAAATGGAAGGCATAATAGCTTTTTTTCCGTCTGGAAATTGTGCGAATCTACATATCTTGTGACCTGACTTAACTTTTTCCGCAGCAGAACTTGGAGTCCTTCTAATATATCTATATGTATCATACGTACAATTGACATACTCATAACCTTCTATATTATCATAAATATAATTTCCATTCTCATCTTTTTCTCCATATTCTTCAATTAAATTTCCAGCTAAGTCATATTCACGCGTCCAAACTTTGCTATCATGAGACAAATTTTCGCTAATCATTGAACTAGGATATAAAGACGCATAATCTACACATGCTACAGGATTATCTAGATATAAATCACATTTGGGTTCTAAAACAATGGCCCCTTCATAGCCTTCGTCTAGTCCACCTTTTTCTATTACAGGCATCAAGGTTCGTTTTTCACGACATTTCTTCGCGATAAAACTAGTTAATTTAATTCCTTGACCTCTCATTACCAAGAAATTTATAGGTACACTACAAATTTTTGCCATCTCAATAAATCCTGTTAAGACATCTGATTTATTAAACAAATAATGAACTAGATTACAATCCTGAATACAGTATTTCGCAATTACTGCTCTATCATCAGAAGTTCCATTTGTCATTCTAAAAATATCCTTTGGTGTAACGTCATCTTTTGCCAAACACCATCTAACTTTTTTATTCATGTCTGGAGATACTGCGCCTTCTATTCTAAATTTACATTCTGTTTTATCTACACATGTTACTAAAAACTTTGCTCCATCCATATAGTAATCAACGGAATGACCTATTTCTTCAAAATGAACGTAACTACCTACTAATAATCCAGTCATATTTCCAGTTTTTATTTCGGTTTCAGTTGAAACAAAATCTAGTTTTTTAACAAAGTCACCAATAAAATTACCAGCAACATAGTCTAGTTTATAACTTGTTAAGTTTGCTTCACGACGATAAAAGTTATACATATCTACTTGCAGACGACCATTCATCTTAATAAATCGCAAATCATGTTGTCCACTTGCTATTTGAATCGTACTTTCTTCAATTTTATATCTACCAGTATCCTTATATTTAGTCCCGCATATTTCATCCATATTTCTTGATAGTTTTAAGAATTCATCTTCACAATTATTTTCTTCTGACCGTCTAAACATAAACTCATAATCAAAACCAAATATATTATAACCAATAATAATATCAGGATTTTCTCGTTGTATTAATTTTTGCCAAGCAAGTAGCACTTCTTTTTCCGTATTATATGTTTCAACAATACTATTATCTGTCGGTAAATCAGAACAACTATTTAAAACAATACAATGATTCATAAATGGTTCTTGTTCACCATAATTCATAAACGTTGAACCAATAAATGTTACTTTATCACCCTCTAATTTTGGAAAGTTCGCATTCAATGAAATATTTAGTTCATTCATTTTTCCCTCCCTTTCAAACTTTTTATCACATAAAATATCTATTATAGTTGCTGTCTTATCAGTATAAGATTTAATATAGTGTTTAAATTCGTCTTCCTCTTCCTCTTGCCCTTGACCCATTTTCTCAAATAATGACTCTAAAGTAGTGACATGATTAAAGTCTTGTGATTTAGTCAAAGACCTAACTTTTGATGTTAACCACTTTTCACACAAATTTTCAACTTCTTGTTTTGAGGATGGAGCCTTTTTTGGATAAACTAAGTCTATTTGTTCCATTTCTTCATAACCAAACGCAGCAAGAATAATGCGTTTCAAAATATTTTTACATAATTCAGTTGTCATATCCATTTTCAAATTTTCTAAATATTCTATAATATTTGTAGACAGCTTTTTATAAGACTTTATAGGCACTGGAAAATCACCATGACTACTACTAGCCTCAATATCAAAACTACATATTTTGTATGGAACTCGTGTTTCTTTATCATTTAAAGGAATAATGTTTTTATAGTTTATTGAATATTCATAAGTGCAACTTGTTTTCTTTGAGTCACCCTTAATTTCTATTGTTTTCTTTTTTGGTAGTGCAACCCAACCAGAAGGACTAACATCTCTTATATGGAAGAAACGTAATAAAGGTGGGATATTTGCCTCATATATTTTTGTATCTGTATTATAAAATTTGTATCCATTTGGTAACAAAGTATGTCCTTTCTCATATGAATTATACCATAAATTCTTTACTTTATTTAGTGCAGAGATACTTGAAAATTCAAACTTGATAAATTTATGTTCTTTACCACCATCAAACCCATATAATTTTTTTCTTTTTATTATAATACATTCTGTTATTGATTTTTCGTAATATTTACCAATTTTTTCTTTTATATGAGATAGAAATGAGTCTTTTGTTTGAATAGACCAACTATCATTTACCATAACATAGAAGAATGGTTTATAATTTTCTGCAACAATCGAACAAGTCTCACCATTTTCATTTACTCCAAACATTTGTATCATAAAACAACCATTGTCTTTAAAATTATTATGTTCTTCATCTGTAGATGACTCATCTGATATTTGCTTATCATTATATACGTTAAAATCAAAAATTCTGAATACGTGTTCCATTGTTAATTATTATAGTGTCTTATATTTATCTTTGTTTAATAAAATCAATTTTAAAAATATAATTTTATTAATTAAATATAATACTACTTAAATGCTTCTAAATTTACTTAATATTTTTCATAAGATAGTAGATATAAATAAAATATAATAATAATTGATATAGGTGAAGTAACCGTAAATATGTAAGCTAATTTATGAATAAATAATTTCATATCCAAATTTTGTTCTTCTTCAAAATATTTTCCTTCCTTTCCACATTTTGATTCATCTGGTCTACATAATTCCGCAAATTCATATTTTATTTTATCTGTAACAATATCCTTTTCACCAAATTTTTGACATCTATTATACTTTGATGTAAAATCAAAATTATGAGGGTCAGGGTTATAATAAATACATTTTTTACAAGAAGGAATATTTACATTTTTAATTATATTTTCACTCTTTACCGCAAATAATAAAAACAAATACTTTATATAATTCATTAGATTTATATAAAATAAATATTATAATTTTAAATCATTTGTTTGTTTATATCTTTTATACCTTTTACATCATAACTGTTACTAACCACGTCCATATTTACAATGTTGTCTTTGAGAGAAACCCTTAGGTCTTTTACAATTTATACTACGTTTATATTTTAAAGACCATTTACCACCTTTTTTATTTTTATTTTTTCTTATGTTTCTAGTAACATTTGATTTTTTATTCTTTCGTGTTTTTTTACTAACACCTCCTTTTTGTGAGGTTGATTTTAATTCTATCCAATCAACAAAAGCGTCTACTTCTCTATCTTTATTTTCTACTTTACTATCTTCAAAGTCTTCTTCTTCTTTACCTTTAATATATCTGATTGTTGGGAAACCTCTAGGAGGTCTTGTTTTAATCTTATCAATTAAATCCATATCAATGTCAACAATATAAATTTTATCATTATTTTTGTAATCATTTTGAAGATTTTTTATTTTTGACCATTCAGGACGTGTAGCATTACAAGGACCACATCCTTCCATATAAATCAATAAAAACACATCATTTTCATTTCTAATAGCATCATTTAAATCTTCTATAGGTGTTTTATTTGTTATATTGTTTTTTTTTTCATAATTTTTAGTGTCAATATGTAAAAATACCATTATATTAAATATCCAGAAAATAATAAACACAATATTATTTACAATTTTATCCTTATTAAATATATATATGACACTACTTATATTTTTATCAATATTGGTTTTTTTAATAGGATTGTATTTTTACGCGAAATGTAGTGATCCTAAATATGAAGAAGGATTAACTAACAATAACAATAGTCAACCAAGATGTCCTAATTTGTTAATTCAAAAAGGTTCTAGGTTTTTTCTTTATAATTCAAAGGTAGCAAAAGTTCCTGGAGTGAATCCAGTTGAATTTGAAAATTTAGAAGATTATACAGAGTTTTTAGATTGGCAGAGAAGTCAAGGAATTAGATGTCCTGTTTTGTATTTACAAGAAAGTTATGATGCACAAGGAAATCCTGTGTATAAAGTACGACCTAGTGTTTCAGAGCCACAAGGAGGATTACCACCAAGTATTGCTAGTTCTTCTGGGGATACTATAATGGAGAGTTCATTAGGAAATCCTGATGCTCTTGCATATCCTAATCCTACACTTTTAGTTGACGCAACTAGAAATGATCCACCTTATAATAAAAATTCATACCCTGCTTATGATGAAACCTCCTATTATGTAGGAACTACAACACCACTTGACACAATGGATATGACTCAAGAAAAAGCAACAGTTAGTCCTAATCCTATGGATCCAAATTGGGGTGGTTCAGCATATACACAATCCTTAGTTGATAAGGGTTATTACGCTGATAATGAAGTTAGTATTGCTATAGAATAAAAATTTTCAAAAAAATAAAGTATATTTAATATTAAAAAAATATTTAATAATAAATTATATTATAATGAATCGAAATATATCTTTTGATGAAAATTTTCCTCGTTATGAAAAAAGAAAAAGAACTTCTGATTCCGATGAGGAAGACTCTTATCAAAAAACACAAGACCAAATATTTAAAAGACAATATGATAAACAATTCAAAGAAAATCTTGATTATTTAGGTAATCAAAATAAAGCAACGAATGAATTTATTTCAGATAAAGAATGGGAAGATTTAGATTCAGAAACAGGTCCTAAAGGAACTTATACTGGTGCTCTTGAGTTACAAGAGGGACCACAATTAGAAGCAAATTTAAACGCATTCGAAAATAGAGGACTAAATGTAGGTAAAAAAATGCGTAAAGGTGAAGATGTTTCTAAAAAAGGAGTTTGGGGAGGGAAGACAAAAAAGGCAAGAAAAGTAAACAAGACAAAAAAGGCAAGAAAAGCAAACAAGGCAAAAAAGTCAAGAAAAGCAAAAAAATAAACGTGTTTTCATTTATTTACTAGAATCAATAAATTTCATAACGCTGTTAAGTGCTACTTTAGTTTGTCCCAATTCTTGAATTTTTTTAAGTGTTTCACCAGGTTTTGTTGTATCTACAGTTAATGCTGCTTTTAACATTAAACTATCAACTAATTCATCTAAATTTAAAATAACATTCTCGTAGTCTGTTCTATACTTAGTAATTAATAATTGGTCATGAATTTTAATGACATTTGATTTTATGTTAGCAGCATAAGCAGCAGCGTTACCCGCAACTCCATTAGATGAGGCAGATGCGGTACTAGATGAATCACTTGTAGTCATACCTTCTTTTGTATTAATATTAAAGTTTCTAAATATTAAATAAGATACAAAACAAATTCCTATAATTAAAAACAAATTAAATATATCTTGTTTCATTATATAATTAATAATAATATTTTAAAATTATGAATCTAACAAAAGATATTACATTATTTTTGTAGAAATTTGACAATATTAGCTAGACTAGTTTTTGATATTTTTCTAGTTTGTCCTTTTGTGTTAGTATAACTAATATTATCCAAACAATCTTTGTTAATATCCATTTCTTTTATTAAATTCGGAAGAGTTTTAAATTTTTCCATAATAGCTAAAGCAGTAACAGAACTTACACCAGGTATTTGACAAAGCATAATTTCACCAATATTCTCTGTAGTAACATTTTCCTTTTTTATTTTTTTAATTACATTTACATAATCTTTGTCAGATTGTTCTATTTGATCATTTTCTTCATTTATTGATTTTTCGGTGATTCCTCCAATTTGTTGTTCTTCTGAAGTTTGAGTAACTATATTTTGATAAAAAGGTTTTTTACCAGAACTAGTACTTTTTTCTAATTTATAAGCAATATTACAAATAAATAACGCGGATTCTTCGATCGTAAATGTTCTCATAACAGAAAAACCTTTATAGTAATTTAGAGAGAACATCGCAGAATATAGTGTAAGTTTTTCCATTTTATTATCTTTAAAACGATTCACTTTATTCACATCTCCTTCAATAAGATAATAAATATTATGATTATGGGTTTTCATACCGTTTAACCTATATGATTGTTCTTCATATCTACCATCTTTAATACTAGCTAACAAATCGCTTATACATTTTCTCTCAATGATTATCTTTTCATCATTTTCATAAGATATGATAATATCTCCTAAAGGTAAATTTTCACAATCAACTTTTAGTTGTTTAAAAGCAGGAATAAATAGAACTAATTGGTTTATTTGTTTTAATAGCTCTTGTTCACGATGATCAACGATTATTCTCATAAGTATTAAATAATCTAATAAGTTGTTATTAAATTATTTTATATAAATAATATTTTATTGGTAATATTGAAAATTGTGTTAAATAACTTATTAACCCATATTTCCACCAATTGTAGCACGGTATCCAGTCTTTTGTGTCTGGACTGTTCTGTTAGGAACACATTTAAGAGGAATTGTTTGTGGAGCACCAATTAACATAGTGTTACTTGATAAATACCATCCAACACGAGGAGCCAGACCGGCCTTTTTCATACCACCACATACGTTTGTTCGATTAACAATTGACGCTTGATTGCGTGCTGATTTACCTGCGGACATCAAAACCATAGTATATAATACAAAAATATTTTATTTTAATGTTTAATTTAAATTAGTCTAAATTAGTCTAAATATTTTCATATAAAACCACCAGCAGTATTTTGTGTTTTATATAACACACCTTTAATACCAGTGTAACAAATGTCTAATTTAATACTTGCGTTCTTGATTGTACTAAATGTTTGTATTTCATTCATTGCTAAATCATATTGAGTAATTTTTCTTTTGTCTTCTTTTGTTAATCCTATTTTATGTGCGTGTAAACTATTTTCAGAACAAGTAACCCATTCTAAATTGTCAAATGTATTATTAATTTTATAAATAATATAAAGCTAAACCTGTATTGTATACAAATGACCGAACTAAAAATATCACATGACGACGATATTATTAAATCAGAAGATGGGTTAATATTTAATCCTTACAATCCTCTTAACGTAAAGATTACATTGAGCGAAGTTCAATCTATTCTTTCCAAATACAATATTCCATCTACGGTTAATAATATTGCTCTTTATGAGCGTGCGTTCGTTCATCGTTCCTATACCAAACGACCTAGTTTTGAAAATATACAACAAAATATTACGATTGTTGAAAGACCACCAGACTGTATGCCACTTAGTAGTAAATCAAACGAGCGTCTAGAGTTTTTAGGAGATGGTGTTCTTGAATGTGTTACTAAATATTATTTGTATCGACGTTTTCCTAAAGAAAACGAAGGTTTTATGACAGAGAAAAAAATAGCTATTGTTAAAAATGAAGCTATTGGAAAAATCGCACTTGAAATGGGATTACATAAATGGCTAATATTATCTAAACATGCCGAAGAGAAAAAAATACGTACCAATTTAAAAAAATTAGGTTGTTTGTTTGAGTCTTTTATCGGTGCGTTATTTTTAGACTTTAATAAGATTATTGTTAAAGATGAAGAAAAATGGTTTCAATCTATGTTTGTAACTGGACCAGGATTTCAAATGGCACAAAAATTTATTGAAAATGTTTTTGAAAAGCACATTGATTGGATTGCGCTCATTCAAAATGATGATAACTATAAAAATATTTTACAAGTTAAAATACAAAAAGAGTTTAAAGTGACTCCTCATTATTTAGAAATCGAGCACGACCAAGAACTTGGTTATAAAATGGGGGTTTATTTATGCTTAGGTCAACAAATACATATGGTTACACATAAAGACGCTGTAGATATTTCATTTTTTAAAAATTTCAAAGTAATCCAAGATTTTATTCTTGAAAATGGTAAAGTATTAATTTTTATGGGAGAAGGACAACACAAGATTAAAAGAAAAGCCGAACAAATCGCTTGTAACGAAGCCATCACTTTTATAAATTCAAATAATGATGATAATAATTTAGATGAGTAATATTTTCAATACATAAAAATACAAAAATTTATATATTCAAAATATATAACTAATGAATCCTTTAGAAGAATTGAAACAAAAATTAATGATAAAGCCAACAGTTCAAGAAAGAGAACGTGTTGCCGTTATTATTAAAGGAAATAAAAAACCTACACTTTCTAGAAAAGAGATAGACAAAAAGACAATCGTTAAAAATTTACCTTTACCCACGGAAGAAGTAAATGGAACAGAACTAGAAGAAGTAGAAGAAGTAGAACAAGAAGAAGAAGAAACAAATGTGCCTATTAAAAAAAACATTTTAATAATCGATGAAACTGATAAAGGTTTTGACCGTGAATCTTTATTAAAAAAATTAAAGGAAAGTAAATTAACTAAAGTAACTGTAAAAGATACTGTTGAGAATACTGAAGAGATAAAACATGTTGAAGCTGAATTAATACAACCTACTCTAAAGAAAGCTGTAAAAATAACTAAAAAACTACCTTTAATTATTGAGGATGATGAGGATGATGAAAGAGAAAAAAACACACAAGTAGAAGAGAAAGATGAAGAACTTGAAATTATACCTGTAAAAGCACCTAAAAAGATAGTGAGAAAAACAGAAAAGGTTAAAAAAGGTATTGCTGTGTTAGGACCTGAAACTGTTGTTGAACTAGGAGATACTGACCTTACAAAACGCATACCAAAAAGAAGTGAACCTATTAATATTAAGGTTTCTAGTTATTACATGAATAACAGAGAATTATTTATTAACTTTATCAATTCACTTTTTGAACCATATAGATTAGAATTACAACAAAATAAAGAAGGTATATCTTGTGATGATATTGGTAACACTACATCTGATTTCTCTCTTTTAACACATCAAAAAATTGTAAGAGATTATATGAATCTTTATACACCATATCGAGGATTGCTTCTATATCATGGTTTAGGTTCAGGTAAAACATGTACTTCTATTGCTATTGCAGAGGGAATGAAGGATACAAAACGTATTATTATTATGACACCAGCATCATTGAGAGCAAACTATATTGAAGAGCTTAAAAAATGCGGTGATTCTTTATATAAAAGAAATCAGTTTTGGGAATGGATTTCTATTGATTTAAATCCAGAAGCGGGTGAAATAATGTCTGCTATTTTAAATTTACCAATGGAATACATTAGTAGACATCGTGGTGCTTGGTTTGTGAATGTTAAAAAGAAATCTAATTACGATGAATTAACTGATATTGACAAGAAAACATTAGACTCTCAGTTAGACACCATGATTAAATCAAAATATACATTTATTAATTACAATGGATTAAGAACTCAAAAACTTAATGAATTAACATCTGGTTTTACTAAAAACTTATTTGATAATTCTGTTGTTATTATTGATGAGGCACATAACTTAATTAGTAGAATTGTAAACAAAATTAAAAAAGAAAAACCTATTCAGGAAAACATTCGAGGAGAGAAAGAACATCTTCCTTTAAACTTAGCTACAAAATTATATGAAATTTTACTAAGTGCTAAAAATGCCAAAATTGTCCTTTTAACAGGAACACCTGTTATCAACTATCCAAATGAATTTGGAATACTTTTTAATATTTTAAGAGGTTATATTAAAACATGGAAGATACCAGTCAAGGTAAATACAAGTAAAAAAATCGACAGAGATTCTCTCCAACAAATGTTAATAGGAGAGAAAACGCTAGACTATTTAGAGTATTCGCCATCTAGTAAAATAATAACTATTACTAGAAATCCATTTGGTTTTAAAAATAAAATTAAGGTTGATTCTGGTTACCAGGGAGTATCGAATACAAAGAAAGAGATAACTGGACAAACAACCATAGAAACTGAATATCCAAATGATGATGATTTCGAGAGAAAAATTATTAGTATACTAAAAAGAAATGATATTGAAGTTATATCTAATGGAATAGAAATAAAAAATAAAAAAGCATTACCTGATACATTTGAATTATTTGAAGGATATTACATAGATGGTGTTACAAAAAAAATTAAGAATATTGACGCACTTAAAAGACGTATTATAGGTTTATCATCTTATTTTAGAAGTGCACAAGAAAATCTATTACCGAAGTATAATAAAACATTAGGTGTTGATTATCATATTGTAAGGATAGAAATGAGTGATTTCCAATTTAAAATGTATGAATCCGCAAGACATGAAGAGAGAAAAAGTGAAAGACCTAAAAAAGCACCATCTTTAAATGATGTTTATAAAGAGTCTTCATCAACCTATCGTATTTTTTCTCGATTATATTGTAATTTTGTAATGCCTGATAGACCACTTCCAAAAGGTGCTACAATAAATATGGATGGTTCTAAAAGAAATGAAAATGACAATTCAAATGACAATGTTGGTGAATTATTAAAGGAAGCAGAACGTGAAGAGAGAAGACAAGATGTTAATGATGGTGATGAAGGTGAAGTTGAAGGTGATGTTATATTAGATAAAATTGGTGGTATAGAATATAAAGAAAGAATTCAAAATGCTCTTAAAAATATTGAGGCACATTCATCAGATTTTTTGACACCTGAAGCATTACAAACATATAGTCCCAAATTTTTAAATATACTCGAAAATATTAAAGACACAGAATATTCAGGGTTACATCTACTTTATAGTCAATTTAGAACTATAGAAGGTATTGGTATTTTTACATTGGTTCTAGACAAAAACGGATTTACAAGATTCAAGATTAAAAAAAATACTTCTGGTGTCTGGGAAATTGATATCTCACCAGAAAATAAGGGAAAACCTACTTATGCGTTGTACACAGGAACTGAAGAAAGTGATGAAAAGGAAATTCTTAGACATATTTATAATGGTGAATGGGATCAGGTCCCGGAAAGTATTTCAATTGAACTTAGAAAAATAGCAAAAAATAACAATATGGGTGAAATTATTAAGGTTTTTATGATTACATCATCAGGATCTGAAGGTATTAACTTACGAAATACACGTTACGTTCATATTATGGAACCATATTGGCATCCTGTACGTCTAGAACAAGTCATTGGACGTGCTAGACGTATTTGTAGTCATAAAGCATTACCGCCTGCTTTACAAACGGTTGAAGTTTTTGTTTATTTAATGATATTTACACCTAGTCAACTTAAAAGCGAAGACGCAATTGAACTAAAAAGAAAAGATTTAAGTAAAAGTTTACCAAAACTACCAATTACTAGTGATCAATTTCTTTATGAAGTTTCAGAAATTAAATCAAACTTAACATCACAGCTTACAGATGCTATAAAAGAATCCGCTTTTGATTGTTATATTTATTCGAATGGTAAATGTGTTAATTTTGGAAACCCAACGAATAATAAATTTTCATATGTTCCTGATTATAGTGAACAACAAAATGATACAACCGTTCAAGCAAATAAAGTGGCTATCGAGTGGCTAGGAAAACCTGTCACATTGAATGGAACACAATATGTATATCGTAGAATAAATAATAGGTTATTAAATATTTATGACAAGGCTAGTTATGAAGCTGCTTTAAAAGATTCAACTATTATTCCTTTACAAATTGGTACATTAGAAACAAATGAGCGAGGAGAACAAGTATTTAAACAACTAGTAACTTAAAGATACAATAAACTCTATCAGTTGTTTTTCATCTTCATTTAATGACATATAAGTATTTACAGAATTGTAATATTTTGTAAGAATTGTATTGTTTACATTACGAATATAAGTTAAATACATTCTAAATTTTTGTATATCATTTCTTATTAACCTTTTTAAAGTATTATTTTTTACACATAGTATATTTTCTTTTAAAGAATTCATACAATATACATTATTAATACTAGCAACACCAAATAAAAAGACAATGTAAAGAATATTATTCATGTAATTCATCTAATAATTATACTAAACAAATTATTTTTATGTTTCAAATTTATTTTTTAATAAATCTAAAATAATATTCATATTATTATCCAATACTTCTATTTTACTAGTAAGATTATTAAAAGAATCTATCTTGTTATTTATTTCTTTTATTTCCTGTCTGAGCATTGATATTTCTTCAGGTGTATTTGTATTTGTATTTGTATTTGTATTTGTATTTGCTTTTATATTAGGCATAATATTATCAAGAATTGGGATAGTTTCAACTCTTTTAAGTTTTTTAAATAAATTCGTTTCCACATTAAAATTGTCATATTCATTATTTATTTCTAGTGTTTTATTTTCACCCCAAGTTACATTTTTCTTTGTAACCTCTAGAGGTTGTCTACTATTTAAGTCTATAATTTGATTTTTATATAGATTTGTATCTAACTCTATATTTTCTATTTTTATAAATTTTAATTTTGAATTATTTGTGTTGTCATCATTTTGATTTTGTATAGGTATAGGTATAGATGGTTGATATTTTTCTGACTTTATAGATGTTTCTTTCGACTTTAACCAGTTATCTGCGTTACTATTAGAAATATTTCTATTTATTTGCTCTACATCATATTTTCTACTATCAGTTATTTCTTTTATCATTTTTTCCATTTCATTAATAGGTAAATCTTTTGAATTATCCGCAAAATTTGGAACTGGAGGAACTGGTAAAGTCATAGCATTATTAAAATCCTCTTTATATTTATTTAAATCCCTTTCAAATTGGGTTGTTCTATCATTTTGTATCTCTTCGTATGTTATTAACTCTTTTTTATCTTTTATAGGCTCATCATATATTTTAATTTTATTATTATATTTTGTCTCATGATTTTGATAAGAAAAAGTATTTTTTATATAGTTCAAAATGATTAAAATATATTTTTTATTTAACTCAATTAAACTATTACTATTTACTTCTTCTATTTTATAAAAACCCTCTATATTACGTAAGAATGTATTTCTTATTTCATTTTGTATTTTTTTTGGTTTATCTTTGAAAATTTCCTCGTCAATTATTACCTCCCATAACATTTCAATATTATCCTTTTTTAAAAAATCTGAAATAGTCATAATATATAAATATAAATAAAGTTATATTTATATATTTTTACGTGTTAAAGTGAATCATTAAAATAAACCTTTCTGAAATTCTGCATATAGTCATCTTTTAGTATATGTGTTTTTAAATAATGGTCTGTCATCTTATCTTCTACCATGTGAACTATAAAAAATAAAGAATAAATTCCACATTCTGTATTTCCATATTGATGTTCTATTCCACTGTTACTATCAAAATGAAAAATTTTTTTAGGATTTAATGATAATCCTTGTTCTTTAATTCTATCTACCAACTTCATTATTTCTTGGGAAGGTTTATCTCCAGTACTATCAAAGAAAAAAATCCTATTCTTTTTAATATTTATAAACATTGAAATCCAATGTTGTCCTGGTTTATCATGTGGGTCTGTATTAAATATCATACCTATTTTGGTCTTTTTATTTTTAATTTGTTCGGCTAAACTAAAATTACATAGCTCTTCCCATACACATTCACCGTATAACTTTCGAGTATCAAAATCAATAGGTGATGGACCTATAAAATCAAAACATTTATATGCCTTCTCATATTGTTTCATTACTTTCATTATATCTACACTAGATAACCACTCGTTTGGATTTTTTTTCCATTCGTCTGGAGACTCTGGCGCAAATGAATCAGTAATATCACTACTTACTGGTCCAAACTCACTTTTCTGTTTTAACCAACAAGATTCTTTGTTACATACATCACTTAAATACTCAGTTAATAATCTATGTATCTCATTTGTATCATTTGTATTTATTTTTACATCTGGATGTCTAGCATTCCATAAATCTCTAAGCTTATATAAAGATTTATCTGTATAACAAGTAAAATCATTTATTTCTTTTTTATCTTTCGGACTACAATTTATTTTTTCTAATTTTATTGTTTTTCTAATTTTATTATTTTTTCTAGTTTTTTTATTTTTTTCTCCTCTAGATAAATCATAATATATTTTCCTGTTTTTTTTATTTGTTTTAAAATGGCTAGACATTTTTTTCTGTGATTTCATTTTTCGTCTTGATATTTTCATCATATTTATTAGTGATATTTTTCTTTTTACTAATTCCTTTATTTTTTAAATCAGGATCCTTTAAGTTAACCTCTTTTTGTTTGGGAACTATAATTTCATTTGATTGTTTTATATATTTTCTTTTAACAAAGTTATCTAAAGAAGTATTTCCAATTTTAATTGAACGCATTAAAAGTTTATTTGCCTCTTCTTCTGTAAAAGGGCTATTAATATTTGACTCTAGCAACTCACTTTCAACCTTATTACTTTCCTCAATATTTTTATATTCTGCTTGAATTATATCATTATTATCTTTCGATTTAAAATAGTCTATACATGAATCCACAAAATTATCAAATGTATATTTAACATCTGGAAATAAATCACTTGGTTCTTCCTTTGTTATTAAAATTTCTTTAACTAAGTTAAATATTCTCCTTTTATAAAATTTTTTATCTTTTTTATTATCTGTTTTTTTTCTCTGTGATAACAAATGTTTATTATACATATCTTTATTTAATAAACAGTCTAACGTTACTTGATTTAAAAATGCTTCTGACATATTATGTATTTATAAAAAAGTTTTATATTTTATACACATGATTGTTTTGTCATATCTCTTACTTGAACCCTTGTAGAATTCATAAATATACCTGCTCCTACCGTTTTTACATCTGGATTTGGATTAAATTCAGAAAAGTTATCCTTTTGAAACAATAAAGAATGTGTTTGTGGTATATGTTTTGGTGTGAAAGTATAATTATACAAGTCACTACTGCTATTTGGTACATAAACTGATTGACTACAACTTTGTAACGCATAAATTTGATTTCTTAATTCAGATTCCAAATTTATATTTGAAGCAAAACCAGACCAAGGTGATTGTGTGTTACCTGGATTAAAAACAGTATTTGTATTAAATGATGGTGCTACTTGTAATGGAACAGTTAATTCTTTTCTAGGGTCAACAATCGGAAAATAAGAATATTTTGTCATTACAGGACGTACATCTAAATATGGTTGTAAAACCTGAGATGGGATATTTCTATCATATATTCTTGTATTTGTTTGTTCTTGAATTTTTGAGTTACAAACTTCACTTTCACTATAAGGGTTACTATTCATTTTATATAATTAATATATATATTTTTTTATATTTATTATCGTTTATTAAATTTTTAATTTTTTATCTTTTAAAGTTATTTGTTAAAAAGTATAAAGGTTTCTTTATATAAATTAATTAAATATATGTGTGGAATTTTTGCTTTGCTAAATCACCAAGAAAACCTTCTTCAAATAGATGATATTAAAAGTGAGTTTATAAAAGGAAACACTCGCGGACCTGAATTTTCTAAACTTGAATTTAGTTATTTAAAAATGGTATTAGGTTTTCATAGACTAGCTATTAATGGACTAAATTCAGAATCTAATCAACCTCTTGTAATTGATGATATTGTGCTAATTTGTAATGGTGAAATTTACAATTATTTAGAATTATTTAAAAGTATAGGAGTCAATCCTATAACTGGTTCTGATTGTGAAGTAATCATCCATCTTTACTTAAAATATGGTATCGAACAAACACTTACTATGTTAGATGGTGAATATTCTTTTATTTTATATGATAACAGAATTAGACCAGATTTGAATAACCAAATTTTTGTAGCTCGTGATCCGTACGGTGTTAGACCTTTATATCAAGTAAAACCTAAACAAAAATATACTAGTTCTTTACAATGCTTCGCATCTGAACTAAAATGTATTGAAAAATTTTATAATAACGACCATAATAACCTTGATGTTTCACAATTTAAACCAGGTACCTATAGTGTTTTTAATCTTTCACATAAAATTAATGCTTATTGGGAACCAATATATGAAAATATTCCATATTTTATTCCTAGTTTTACACATAGTTGGGTAATTAATGATAAAACAGAACCAATATTTAAATCTAATATGTTTAAAAAAATTTCATGTTATTTAAATGCTTCTGTTAATAAAAGATGTTTGGCTACTGAGAGACCTATTGCGTGTTTGTTATCAGGTGGTGTTGATAGCAGTTTGGTAGCAGCATTAGTAAATAATTTTTATAACAGTCATGAATTACCTAATAAACTTGAAACATATAGTATAGGTCTATCTGGTTCAGAAGATTTAAAATACGCAAAAATTGTTGCTGATTATTTGGGAACAAAACATACTGAAATTATTGTAACAGAACGAGAAATGTTTGAAGCTATACCTGAAGTTATTTATGCGATCGAAAGTTACGATACTACATCTGTAAGAGCAAGTATAGGGAATTATTTATTGGGTAAGTATATTTCAAAAAATAGTGAGGCTAAAGTTATTTTAAATGGTGATGGTTCAGATGAGCTTTTTGGCGGTTACCTTTATATGAATAAGTGTCCGGATGATATAGAATTTGATAAAGAAATTAGAAGACTATTAAAAGATATTCATGCGTTTGATGTCTTACGTTCTGATAAATGTATTTCTTCTCATGGCTTAGAACCTAGAACGGCATTTCTGGATAGATCATTTGTTGACTTTGTTTTATCAATTCCTCCTTATTTTAGAAATCATACTAATTATCAAAAATGTGAAAAATATATATTAAGAAATGCTTTTGTATATGAAAACTTTAAAAATTTTAAACATGAACCACTGTTACCTGATAGTATTCTTTGGAGAAAAAAGGAGGCTTTTAGTGATGGTGTTAGCAGTGTAGGACGTTCATTATATAAAATATTACAAGAGTTTATTGTAATTGAACTTAAAAATAATAATGATTATGGTATTACTAATATTGAAACAAATATTGAAACAGAAAAACAATATTATAAAAAAATATTTGATACTAGATTTCCTAACTGTGATACTATAGTACCATATTACTGGATGCCAAAATATACTGATGCGAGTGACCCGAGTGCTAGAACACTTGATTTTTATTCAAACGAAAAATGAAGTATCATAAAATAGTAAAAAAATCTATTATATATTATTATTTTCACTATACTATATATAATACAAAAATGTTATCACTTAAGTTTCAAGAAAGAATATATGATATTACTATTTATATATCTTATGCGTTAATAATATTATCGTCTCTAGGTTTATCACATTTTGCACCTAAATTTCTAGACGATATGGATTATTATGTTAGAATATATATTTGTTTGTTTTTACTATGGAGATTTAATCCATATCGAAAATTAGATACATTTACAAATTTAGACCGTAAAGTAGCATTTAGTGCTGGTTTATTTATACTAACTACTACAACATTAAATACATATTTGAATACATATTTGAATGACTTTAAAGATAAAGTAAAAAATACAATAAGTACTTTTATTTCTGAATAAAATTTTTAATTGTTCTACTTTTTTTATTCAATGAATTTCTTCTTGTTTTATTTTTAACAGATTTATTGAAGAATTCTTCAAGGTGAATTAATATTTGTTTTCCTATAATTTTATCTAATTCATAATCATGTTTATTTTTTTCAATATATTCGTAGTTGTATCTTTTAAAGTCAGTAGTCATAAACTCAATAAATTTTACTTTTTCATCAATCATTTTTTTTCCATAATCGGATTCAATAAATTTTGTTACCATATAATCGAAATTTAAGTCGTAGTAATATGGTTTTACATTTATATAGTATATGTTATCATTTGCCATTTCAGGATAATAATTATCATCTAAAAAACAAATCTCTGCTGTAGAAGGTATTTTCGTACATTTTATAAAATCTTTATGTGATTTTACATGAGATGTTCTACATATTTCCACATGTTTTCCGTTTATTTTAAATGCTGATATTATTTGGTCGAACAACTTACATTTTATCTTAGATTCAAAGTATGATACAATATGATGCGCCCATTCTTTAGGTCCTTGGTTATTTGTGTATATCATCATTTTATGGCAACATTTTGATTTTTTTTTACTCTTTAAGTAGGTTAGGATATTTATTATATTAGGTCTTACAAATTCTGGGTATAAATCTAGTACATTATTAAAACTATCTTGTGTTAATGAGATTTTATTTTCTAATTTTATATAATTATTTAAACAGTCCCAAAATATACCAAATTGTGTAAAATATCCTAATGTTTCATCTAAATCAAATACAACTATTTTCATTATTTATATATAAGAAGTTTTTTGATTTTTAAAAATATTTTATTATCGCATATATATAAAATAAATGTCTGAAATAACAGTCAATGAATATAAAAAAATTTTAACTTATTATAAAAAACCTATCCCGTATTCTAAAAAGCTTTTAAAAATAAATGCGGAAAAAATTTTAGCTGAAAAACTGTGTCGTTGTATCAAAAAAGTTGACGTTAAAAACGAAGCACGTTCCATAGGTATATGCACTAAAACAATATTTAATAGAAAAGGATATACAAGAGGTAACTTCAAATGTAAAAAAAATGCCACCGTTAAATTTAAAAAAACACACAAAAATTCAACAATCCGAAAAAATTAATTTATTATTATATAAAATATATATATATATATGATTTATGATATCATTATTATTGGAAGTGGTATGAGCGGTCTTTATACTGCTTATAATATAAAAAAAATGTCACCTGATACTACCTTTTTAATTCTTGAAAAATATAAAAAACAATGGATTGGAGGTCGTACAAGTAATGAACTTTTTTATGGCACTGAAATTGTAACTGGTGCTGGAATCGGGAGAAAAAAAAAAGACAAATTATTACATAACTTACTTGATGAATTAAATTTAAAAACACCAGAGTTTACAGTTAATCCTCATTATTCAAAACTAATTAACCATTTAGACATTAAAGAAATTATGAATCGTTTAAGAGATGAATACAAAAAATATAAAGGACCTCAAACAACATTCAAAACATTTGCAAAAAATGTTCTTGGAGAGAAAGAGTATAAACAATTTTTAATTACTGTTGGATATACAGATTATGAAAAAGAAGACGCACATGAAACTTTATATTCTTACGGTATGGAAGATAATGCATGTTGTTTAAAGGCATTTTATGTACCCTGGCAAAAAATGGTTCTTAAATTAGCCAGTAAAATTGGAGAATCACATTTTAAATTTTCAAGTAATGTTACAAAAATAACAAAAAATCATAATGAACCATGTCGTTTTTTACTTGATACTGAAAATGGAATAAAATATACTTGTAATAAAGTTGTTGTTGCTACTACTATAACAGGTATTCGAAAACTTTTACCAAATCCTATTTATAACGATATTGAAGGTCAACCATTTTTGCGTTTATATGGAAAATTTGATAAAAAGTCAATACCAATTATGAAAGAATACGTTAAAGGTTATACATGTTTACCTGGACCTCTTCAAAAAATCATTCCAATGAATCCGGAGACAGGTGTATATATGATTGCTTATAATGATAATAATAACACATTAGCATTAAAAAATAATTTGGAAAATACAAAAGAAAATAGAGACTTGTATTGCGAACTACTTGAAAAGTCATTGGGAATACCTAATCATTCTCTAAATCTAATCGCAATTAAAGATTTTTATTGGCCTATAGGAACACATTATTATAAACCACTTAATGAAAAATTATATAAAGATAGAGATGAATTTATTGACCTTTCACAACATCCTGAAAAAGGTATATTAGTTGTAGGCGAAGTTGTTAGTAGAAACCAAGGTTGGACGGAAGGTGCGTTAGAAAGTGTAAAATCTGTTTTGACAAAAAAATGGATCAATTCTTTGTGTTAGTAGCTAAAGCTAAATAATAACCATGGTATCCTATAGCAGCAAACCCTAACATCAAAAGCAATTCAAAATATAACCTTGCTGTTTTTTCTCCATGAGAACCAATATATATTAATAAAGGACCTACTAAAAGTATATGAATTAAGTTTACCCAGTATCCTTTCCCTTGTATTATGTAACTATATACTTTAAAAGTATGGTATAAAATTATTACTATACCTAAACCTAGTAATATTGGAAACATTATTTTAGGTATGTTTGTTTTTTCTATACCTACATATAGAAATAAACCGCCAATAATTAATATGTGAAATAAATGGACCAATGATTCTTTATTCATATTTATATTTAATTATATATTATTTTATTATTTTATTATTTTATTAAGATAATATATAATGGAAACTACTAACTTTAACTATGAGAATACAGAAAGTAAATCTCAATCAGGAGGTAAAAAGATAGTACGAAAAGTATCTATTAAAAATGGTAAAGGATATAAAAGTGTTACTAAATATCACAAAGGAAAGAAAACTACTTCAGTTAAAAAACCAATTCATAAATCTCATATTGACTCTATAAAAAAAGGCGAGTTTATCCCTGGATTATTTATGGATTGTAAATGTAGAGAGAAAAAGAGAACACAAAAAAATAGATAATTTTCCACTTTATTCAAAGTTAGATTCATTATATGAAATATTATTTGGTTGATATAATAATTTAAGTGCTTGCTTATATGTCATAGACGGATGTCTACTTAATAATATATTTATCTCTATTTTTGCTAGTACAGTTGCGTTATATTTATCAAAAGTATTCCACCATAATTCATATATCATTTCTGTTTCATATTTTGGAATAAAACGTAATTCTATTTTTTCACTAAATATTACTTTTTTATTCTTTTTCATAATAATAATACAAATATAAAAATATTTTATATCATTATCATTTACTCTTATATAATATTTTTAATTTTTTTTACAGCTTTAGCAATTTAGTGTTTTACACTAAAAATTTTTTATAATGAAATGTATTCAAATCATCCTCAAATAATTCATTTATTTTTTGTATTGTTCTAGTTTCATATACTATTTTTTCAGACCCATCTTTATTAGAGACATTTACTTTTTTTTCCATATGAACTATTTTTTCAAACCCTAACTGATATAAAATTGATTTAAAGTCATCTTCTAAATTTTCGAATCTTCCTATTATATCTACACCACAATTACCATTTACATCTTGTATTTGTATTTTTTGACTCATAAACACATGACCATATTCAATATCACTAACACTATTTTTAATATTAGGTTGACTTAAATAGTTATAAAAATCTGAATTTCTTTGAAATATTATATCAAAATGTTTCCAACCTGATAAAACTCTGTCATATGGGTTTCTAATAAAACAAAATTTTGTATAAGTATTCCATTTATCTTCATTCATATTCATTTCATTATTTAAATAGTCACTAGTTTTACAATAAACTAATAATCCAACTGTTTTGTTAAAAAAGGAATTATCATATGTATAGTTATTTGTTAAAACTCTATTATATTTGTTTATTTGACATATTAAGTTATGATCTGGACGTCTATTATTTATTACTGGTAGATAACTTATAAAACCATAATATTTTACTAAAGTAGGACCTATATAAGAACCACCTGTTTTTGGAATGTGTATAAAAATACATCTTTTTTTATGGTTAATATAAATCATTATTACATTCATTATTTTTTATTTATATTGTTTACACCAATTATTTTATTATAAAATGTATTATTTTCTCTTTGTTTTATCATATCATTATCATAATTATCATTTATTTTTAAAACAAGGTTTTTTATATTTAAAATCATCAATTTGTTTTTTTGTATTATATTTTTATTAAACATTTTTAATAAAAATTAGTTATATTATTTTGATAAGTGGTCTAACGCACTTAAAAGAACCATCTCTTGCTCTGTTAGTTTTTGAAATATTAAATTCTTATCCATACTTATTCTGAAATGTCTTTGACTATACCCAAAATTTTTACATAGTAAAAATACTCCATTATCTGTTATTTTCATTTCACAAAAGATACCACCTTTTAATAAATTTATTTTTTTTACATCATCAATTGGTATCCATCTTATATATGTTCCATATTTTAAATCATTCATTTCATCTACATACTTATAATTGTCTAGCTTTTTTAATAAATTTAATGTTTCATCTCTTGTTAAATGTAACTCTTTTATAATATTCAAATTCATTTCTTTTATTTTAGTAGTTGTAAAATTCATTAAGTTTTCATTTGTGTCATCTTCTAATGCTTTTAATAATTTATTTACGTCCATATTATTTATTATTTATTATTTATTATTTATTATTTATTACTTATTATTTATTATTTATTATTTATTATTTATTACTTATTATTTATTCATGTAATTACCAAGAACCAAACGCACCACCACCTAAAACTGAATTAGCAGCCATTGGTTCCATACTAAAACTTTCTTGTTGACCTGGAGTAGCCGCGTTTACTAATTTTGTAGTATCATCTCTGTACATGTTGTTATAATTTGGTAGTTGTTGAGGTAATAAAGAAGTATCATTACCTGATGTCATATCGTTTGTAGGTAAAGAATTAATAGAGGTTCCATCTGTATACATTGGGTTTGAAGTTTGAGACATTGGTTGACCTGTTATTGAACCACTTTGACCTGAGATTGGCTGAGAAACCTTTACATTCGGTTGTTTACCATTACCCTTTTTCTTATTGTCAGATTTACCATCCCATAGTTCTAGAATACGGTCAACAAGAATACTTACTTTTTCACCCAATTTTGTTTGTAAACTTAATGTAATCATTAAAATTGCTAAAATTATAAATACAATGTTGAAGTCAGGATATTTCATTCCACTATAAGTAGGAACAAATGTAATTATTCTGTGAATTATTAATAGTCCTATAAAGGTTACAATTATTTGAATTATTATTTCAGCAGAAAGTTCTAAACTTCCTTTTTTATCATCAGCCTCAGGTACATATTTACCAATTGACTTATTTAAAATTACAACAGGAATTATTGCTATTAATGCGTATTGTATTATATTTAATAAATCAGCTTTTGAATCATCATCAAAATTGAAAACATGTTTTAAAAAACTTTTTTTTGAATCGTCGTTATCCATATTCCTATAGGGTATAAAAAGAAATTAAAAATGAAAATCTCATTAAATAAACAATTTAAAACTAAATACTTATTTCTTTTTATATGGAAAATATTTGTTCGCAAAAAATATTTTCTGATAAGGTATCAGATAATATATTTAATAATCTTAATAATCTTAAAATCTATACAAATTGTGAGGAATATCAGTATCTAAATCTTATTGATAATATTATCCAAAATGGCATTTGGGAAGAAGGTAGAAATGGAAAAACGCAAAGTATTTTTGGTAATATGATGCGATTTTCTCTAAAGGATGGGAAAATTCCTATTCTGACTAGTAAAAAAATAGCCTGGAAAACATGTTTGAAAGAGCTTTTATGGTTTATTCGTGGTGAAACTAATAATAAAATTCTTAAAGAACAAAACGTTCACATTTGGGATGCTAATAGTTCTAGAGAGTTTTTAGACACAAGAGGACTGAACCTTTATCCTGAAGATATTCTTGGACCTATTTATGGTTATCAATGGCGAAATTTTAATGCCAATTATAATTGTTTTTCAGGTAAAAAAATTACTGACGACCATCCTTTTAATGGTGTCGATCAATTAGAAGAAATTATTGAGTTACTCAAAAATCCTAAAACTAGAAGTAGTCGGCGTTTAATTATGACAGCATGGAATCCTTGTCAACTAAATCAAATGGCACTTCCACCTTGCCACATAGTATGTCAATTTAACGTGCATGATGGTAACAAATTATCATGCGCAATGATGCAGCGCAGTGTTGACTCTGTATGTGGGTCACCTTTTAATATAGCATCATATTCTTTTCTTACCCACTTACTAGCAAAACATTGTGGATTAGAAGCATATGAATTTGTCTATTTTATGGGAAATTGTCATATTTATGAAGAACACATTGAAGCCGCCAAATTACAAATTACAAGAGAACCTTATCATTTTCCAAGTATCGAAATTTTGAATAAGAGAGAAAATATAAATGATTATGAAGAGTCTGATTTTAAATTGATAGATTATACTTGTCACGAGCCTATAAAAGTAAAAATGGTAGCTTAAAATTAAAAAATTAATGACTTTTAGAAAAAGACGATTTCTGCGTAAGTTATTTAAAAACAAAGTGTGTATAACTAATATTATAATGAGTGGTTCTAGATCAATTGCTGCTGCCAGGTCAAGACGCGCTGGCGAACAATCTAATATTGTTTCTGGTGGAAGACCAGTTACATCAATCGCTTCACAATCTGCTTTCGTACAACAACCATATCAGCAACAACAACAACAACAGGTCAATCGAGGAGGTAGAGGAAATATTATACAACAACAAATGCAACAACAACAACAACAACAACAACAACCTTCACTACCATCAAATGGACTTCCGTTTGCTAAACTAAGTGTCTCTGATGCTATTGGTTTAATTACATTACGTTTAGGACGTGTAGAACAATTTATGATTGATACAGAATCAGAAGGAGGAATAAGTAGTAATAGTTCTAATATAAATTTACCTGAAAATTCTAAAATTATTGATAATAGTGTTTTGATTAGTATTGTAAATAGATTAGACTCACTTGAAAAGAAAGAACAACAATTAGTTACTTTAGATAAAGTAGCACAATTACAAAATGAATTAACTAATACGAAGGAAATATTAATCAAACTCACTTCACAATTTGAAACTTATATGAAAGAAACATCTGAAAAGTTTACTGATTTTGAATTAGGAATATCTGAAATAGAAAAGGTTATTTATGTAGATAATGATGTATATAAATCTAATAATACTGATAATGATGAATCTAATAATGAATCTTCTAATATACTTGCTTCAAATGATATAAATGAAAATGATACAAATGAAAATAATACTATTCTTTCTGTTGACCTTAAAACTGTTATCAAGGAGGAATTGTCAAGAAACCCATAATAAAATATCTATTTCAAAAATGTATTAAATAGTAATCTACAGATGTTATTAATGAAGATTATTATTACCAATAAAAATAAAAAGGATCTTTTTGTCTCTCTATTTCAAGTATTAAAAAATTGTACTACTATTGTGAATGTTATCTTTGACACTGATAAACTTCATATACAAGGAATGGATAAGTCACATGTTTGTCTATTTGACGTTAAAATTCAAAAAAAATGGTTTGATGAATATATAATTGAAGAAAAAACCAATGTATCTTTTGATACAAATACTTTTCATTTAATTATAAGCACAAAACAAGAATCACATGATATTATTATTCATAAAATTGATGAAGATAATTTAAATATTGACCTTGTGTCAAAAGAACATGCTAAGGGTGAATTTAATAAATATTTTAAAATATCTTTAACTGATTATGAGTACGAATTAATGAATATTCCTGAAGTTGACTATGATGCTGAATTTTCGATTAGCTCTAAAAAAATATGCGAAATTGTATCTCAAATGATGACTTTTGGCAGTAATATAAGCATAAATTGTAGTGAAGAAAAAATAGATTTAATTACAAATGGAATTACTGGCGAAATGCTTGTTAATATTCCTATTGACGATTTAACTGAATATAGTATTGTAGAAGGAGAAGAGATAAATTTGTCTTACAGTTTGAATTATATTAATAAAATGTGTCTTACGAACAAAATATCAAATGAAGTTAACTTTTATATTAGTGGAGAGTATCCAATGAAAATACAATATGATTTAGGAGATGATAGTTATATTATTTTCTTCATTGCACCAAAAATTAGCGATGAATAACCTGCTTCGTTCCAGTTAACAAAAATTAGTATTATTTTTATTTAAGATTATAATGAAAATAATAATAGGTTTTTTTATTTTTTGTTTAGTTCTTTTTATTTATTTACATATTCAATTTCATTTAAAAACTAGTCAGGATTTGGAAATGTATGAAATCGAACAAGCATCCAAAGAAAAATTAGAAGAAATATGCGATATTAGGCAACCTGTTTTATTTGAGTTTGACAATCAAAAAATACTTGAAACATCAAAGAAAGATTATATAAATAATAACTATTATGCTTTTGAAGTTAAGATTAGAAATACTAAAGAGTTAGACCCTGATTCCGAATTATATATGCCTTTACCATTACATGCTTCTGTAAAATTATTTGATGAAGATAAAAGTGCTAGTTATTTTTCAGAGAATAATGGCGACTTTTTAGAAGAAACTGGCGTTATTAAAAGTATGAAATATAATGATGAATTTTTGAGACCATATATGGTTTCAAATTGTAATTATGATATTATGATGGGTAGCCAAGGAACTTGTACTCCATTTAGATACGAAGTAAATTATAGAAATTATTTTCTTTTAACTCAAGGTAGCGCTCAGGTTAAATTAGCACCTCCACATAGTGTAAAGTATTTATATCCTAATTATGACTATGAAAATTTTGAATTTAAATCACCTGTAAATCCTTGGTCTCCACAAGCAAAATACATAGCTGATTTTGACAAAATTAAATGTCTAGAATTTACCTTAAACCCTGGCAAAACTATATTTTTACCCGCGTATTGGTGGTATAGTATTAAATTTAATACGAGTAATACAAGTATTTCATGTTTCCGTTATAGAACATATATGAACAATATTGCTATTTTACCATATATAACTTTACACGCGTTACAAATACAAAATGTTAAAAGAAATGTGGCAAAGAAAGTCAGTATTAATGAATTAAATAATGAGGTTTTTTATCCAGATGATTCAATTTCAAATGATAATAGTAATGAAAATATATCCACTACACCTATAGATTTATTAGAATCAAATAATAATAATAATAATAATAATAATACAACTAAAATTATGGAACTACCTGAACCAACTTCATTAGATAATAGTAATATTGGTTCTGAAATCCAATAAAAATATATTTATTTATATTATATGTCTTCTTATAATTATGAAATTGATAATAGTTGTAATAAAATTAATTATGTGTCTTTTGGATACGATTGTTCTCCTGCTGCTACTTTAAGAAATCTTGGAATCAGAGACTTTGCTCTCCCTTTTGATTGGGTAGAATCAAAACTAGAATATATTTATAACTGTATTGAAGATAATTTTAATAACTTTCATTGTAATTTAAAATTAAATAAAACAGAAACCAGAGTTATTGATAAATATGGTTTTGAATTTCCTCACGATTATCCATTTAGTAAAGACTTTTGTGAAGAAAAATTAGGTGATGGAGTTTTTGGTGAGGATTTACAAAAAAAAATTATTAAAAATTGGAACAATTATTATGATATAGTAATTAAAAAATATAAAAGACGAATAGAGAGATTTAACCATATTTTTAATGATACTAAACCGATTATAATTTTATGTAGAGGTTATTCTGTAAAAAATATAAAAAAATTTGGTTATTATTTAACAAATAAATATAAAAAAGGAAATATATATTTTGTAGTGTCTTCAAATGAAAAATTCAAAAATAATATGATTATTACTTGTAATACTGAAAAAAATGGAAAATGGAATGAAGATGTTCTATGGAATAAAGCAATTCAAGAAATAATTATTAGTAATAAATTATTATAATATACTTATTTATATGAAGACTAGGAAAAACATATTTTCTCTCTTCGGTTCTTTTTCTAAACAAAAAAAACAAAGAAGCATTCGTAAAAAGTATAATAAAAGGTATTCAAGACGAAATATTGTCATGAAGGGAGGCTGAGGCGAACCTATGGTACCTATGAATGCTGTTATGAAAGGAGGCTGAGGTGATGATAATTCCATATTACTTTTTCAAAAATATATGGATTCAAAAAATAAAAAATAAAAAATAAATATTTTCTTGAATGACAATAAGTAACATGCTTATTTATTTGATAAAGAAATGTTATATATAATATATAATTATATTATATATGAAATCATACAAAAAAGGAAAAACACAATTAAGAAAATCAAGAAAATCAATAAACAAAATAAAATTAAGAAAATCAAGAAAAATGTATGGTGGTGAAGTTTCTCTTTTTGAAGATGGAAGTTATGATGGAGATTTAGTAAATGGTAAAAGAGAAGGAAATGGAAAAATGACATATGAAAATGGAGATATGTATCAGGGAAAATGGGAAAAAGATGATAAAATATCAGGAAAAATGATATATGAAAACGGAGATGTATATGATGGAGAATGGGAAGGTGACCAAAGAAAATTAGGGAAAATGATATATAAAAATGGAGATGTATATGAAGGAGAATGGAGAGGCGATTTTTTGGATAATGAAAAGTACGGACATGGGAAAATGATTTATACAAATGGAGATGTATATGACGGAGAATGGAAATTTGGAAAAAAGTATGGAGATGGTAAAATGATTTACAAAAATGGAGAAGTCTATGAAGGGAAATGGGAAAATGATAAAATTCGACCCATAGTCAAAGAAGAACCCAAAGAAATTCCCAAATACGACATACGAAAAAATGACAAGATAAATACATCCGTTTATTTCAGAATAAATGATATTGTAAATAAATTACATAATAATTCATTACAAATAGATATAGATCCCAATGGTGATTCTTATAAAAATGTCACAAAAACGATTGATAAAATCATTGAAAATGGATTTTTATGTAAAGGATTGAATCGTGAGTATATTTTGGGAGCTTTTGATAGAGCGGATGCTATTTTCGTAATTCATTATCCTGATGTATTGCCAAATGAAACGATTTTAGGTTTTGCTTTGATAAAATTTTTGGTACATGAGGAATCTTTCTATATTGACGTGATTTGTTCGCATAAAGAAGTGAGAGGTGCTGGAGAATATCTATTAAAAAAAATGGAAGAAATAAGCAGAAAACTTTCAAAAAAATATATTAAGTTGAATTCTGTGAATAGCGCAGTTACCTTTTATGAAAAATATGGATTTGTCAAAGAAAACAAGACATGTAATCACATGTGTTTAATGATAAAAGATTTACACATTTAGACATTTACACATTTAGAGCAATATATATTTTAACAGGATAAAAAATAAAAATAGTTATATTTTTTATTTACAGATTATCTATTTATGCGTTTGAACTATTTTTACAAAATTCATTTTTTATATTTTCATCTTTAAAGGTTAATATTTTTATTTCGGTTCTACATAAAGCACAACATGGGTTCATATTATATTGCGTATTTTCGATTGATTTTTTTAGACATAAGTTACAAAATTTATGATTACAATTTAATTTAATAAAGTTTATATTTTTAATACCATCTTCATAACATATAGCACATTCACAAGTTTCTTCTATATCATCATTAGTTTCTTCTAACTTGGAAATAAAGGTAAACTTTTTACTTCTTCTTTCTAAAACATAATTTCTAAAATGTAATAACAATTCAGCGTCTCTGTAATTGACATTTTCAGCTTCGTTTCCGTAATCATATCCGAATCCGAATCTCATTAAAGCTGAAAAATCGTTAGCAACCCCTTCTGTGTAATTTGGTATTGTATTTAAAATAAAATTTGTAACTCTCAATAAACTTTCAAATGAATCTTCATTGATGTTATTATTTTCTATATTTTCATTTACATCATTACTATCTAAATAAATATAACGGATAATATTATCAATACATAGGTTTATATTATCTCTTATTGTTGAACCACATTTACGCACAGCAAATGACCGAATAGTATGTGGAAACATAATACTCTTATCACATATCCAATTTCTAAACATAAATCTCGAGTTACTACTCATTTCAAACCTTTCTTTTTCAACTCTACATTCATTCTCAAAATTAACTAATCTATCGTCATTACAAGTATTCACATTATGATTTGGTTTTCTACAAAAAGAACAACATCTTGTAATATTTGTATGAAGACGAATCATATTATTTCTCGTTCTATTCTCACTAGATAAATTATCCAAACTCATTTATGAATTATATTATTTAAATTATTATGTATTAATTATAATACTTATTTTTTATTTCAATTTTTATTTCAATTATTTCGAAAATAAAGTAATATTTATACCTTTTCACATTTCAAACGTCGATTTCACTTAATATTCAAATGAGATGTTATATCTTTCTGTTTCATTCAATTTTGTTCTTTTTCCTAAAAATTTAAAATATTTATTTGCTAAAGCATATTGTTTTGGTTTTTTACTTTGTAATACTTTTAACCGAACGTTTAAAATCATTCCTACTTGCCATATACGCTTATGTGTATATTTTTTATTTTTGTATAATTTTTCTAATTTATCAATCGTATTTTTAACATCTTCTAAGGTTGTATATTTTATGTGTATTGTATCTTTTGGATTTTTATCAATATATACATCAAATGATTTTTTAGGATTTTTTGGATTATACAAAAACTGTTTTTTTGTTTTATTTTTGGGGGTTTTATTTATTTTTTTTGTACTATTTTTCATAAAATATAATGATATTTTATTCTATATAAATCGGCTTTTGAAATGAAAAAAGGTATAATAAATATAAAATAATATATTATAACAGTTTTACATAATAAACAATTTACAACTACTATTTAAACATATAAAAAGATACTATATATATATTAAGTTTTAATGGAAACATATAAAATAAATATAAATGATAGAGAATACTCATCTTGGGAAGTTTTTGAAAGTATAAATTTTCAAAAAGTAGAAGTCAAACTTAATCCATTAGAACATAAATTATTTTCTAATGATTTCTTTTCACTAGAAAATAATAAGGTAAATATAATACATTCTAGTATCAGATCTGGACCACCTATGTCTGGAGTTCTTATCTTAGTTGGAAATAAAACATACGGAAGACAAAAAACAACAAAAAAGAACCAACCTAAGTTACTTTATAAATGTGTTCCTGATGACATGAGACTACCATCTTTTTTAGTTCCATATGAAATAAAAACAATTGGATTCTCAAAAGTTTTAAAGAATATGTATGTAACTTTTACATTTAACGAATGGAACGATAAACATCCTTACGGAACTCTTAGTCATGTAATCGGACCAGTTGATATACTAGATAATTTTTATGAATATCAACTCTATTGTAAAAGTTTAAACGCATCTATTCAAAAATTCCAAAAAGATACTTCTAAATCTATCGAGAAACATAGTCATGATATTTTTATTGAAAGCGTTAAAATTAAATATCCATCTATTGAAGACAGAACGAATCAAAAGTCCTGGAATATTTTCACAATTGACCCACCTAAAAGTCTAGATTTAGATGATGGATTTAGTATCCGTAATATTGAAGGTGATATACAGCAGATAAGTATATACATCTCCAATGTAACAATATGGATGGATGTTTTAAACCTTTGGGATTCATTTTCTCGTAGAATTTCAACCATTTATTTACCAGATAAAAAACGACCTATGCTGCCTACTATTTTATCTGATTGTCTTTGTAGTCTACAAGAAAAGGTTACACGAATAGCATTTGTTATGGATGTTTTTATTAAAGATGGAAATATACTTGATATAAAATTTTGTAATTCTCTAATTAAAGTGTCTAAAAATTATAGCTATGAATCAAATGATTTATTAATAAACGCTGATTATTTACAATTACTTGAAGAAACAAAAAATATGTCAAAAAAACTTTGTTATATTAATAATGTAAGAAACAGTCACGAAATGGTTTGTTATCTTATGATATTAATGAATTTCAATTGTGCTAAAGAGATGCTTAAATACAAGACTGGAATTTTTAGGTCAACAATAATGAAAAAGAGTTTTTCTGTACCTGATAGTCTTCCAGAAGACGTTTCAAAATTTATTAAAATATGGAATAGTTCTGCAGGACAATATATAGATGGTTCAGAAATAACAACTAATTCATCTATACGACATGAATTACTAGATATGGACGCATATATTCATATTACAAGTCCAATTCGTCGTGTTGTTGATTTATTAAATATTATTAAGTTTCAGTCTATAACAAATCTTATTAAACTTTCGGAAAATTCTGATAAATTTTATAATAAATGGTTAAGTGAACTAGATTATATAAATATTACAATGCGTTCTATAAGAAAGGTTCAATGTGACTGTTCTCTTCTTGACCTTTGTTCTAACAATCCTGACATTCTAGAAAAAGAGTATGATGGGTATTTATTTGATAGAATTTCTAGAAATGACAGTTTATATCAATTTATTGTTTTTCTACCAGAATTAAAATTATCTTCAAGAATTACAATGAGAGAAAAGGTTGATAACTTTGAGAATAGGAAATTCAAGTTGTTTTTATTTCATGATGAAGAAAATTTTAAACGAAAAATTAGATTACATATGATATAATATAACTATTTATACACTAATAATAAAATTATATACATTTATTATTAGTCAATTAATTCAACTGTTTTATCAATAATTACCTCCTTTGCTATTTTTTTTATTATTTTATCCTCCTTTTCTAAGTCATTGTCTCCATGCCCTCCCATTGCTTCAATAATTAATTTATTGTATTGATCTGATCGTTTTGAATCACTATGAACACAGTCAGGATATTTATGTTTAAATTCTGGTAACATTTTTGAATTTTTATGAGCGATGTGCTTTATAGCCTTTCTCAATTTATTTTTTTGTTCGTTCTCTTTTTCCCACTTGTCCTCATCTTTAATATACATAACTTCTCTCTTTGAATCGCTACAATGAACGGGTCTTTTATGAACGTCTAATGCCTTCAAGTTTTTAACAATAATGTTTGAAATACCTTCTACAAAACCTAATTTACCAACTGTCTCCAAGTCTGAAAGTTGTATTCTAAGAGAATCCACAAAATCCATAATATTCATCGCATCTTTACATTGTTCGTTCAAAAATACATTCAGATTAAATGTTTTGTTATTTGAATTTATAGTACTATTTGAAATATTAGTATTTTGATTATTTTTACACATATCAACCAGTTTATTTGTTAGTTCTTGATTTTGTTTAACTACATCCATAACTAATTCAGTAAGTATTTTTACATCTTTATCATCGTTCTTATTGTTTTGTGTATTGTTAATAATTACCATATTTTTACATTTTTGTTGATGTTTCCATAGACCTTGTCTGTGCTTATATTGTTTGCCACAATTACAAAAATATGGTGCGGAACTTTTTGGAACTTTTTGGTAATCCATTTGTAATCCATTGTGTTTATCAGTTGATAGATGTCTATTATATTGACTTTTACGTGATGTTGTATAGTCACAAATATTACAATTAAAATTCTGGAACTTTTCGGAACTTAATTTGTCATCCATTTGTCCTCTATTTAGAGGACAGAAAAAAGTTCCTAAATTGTTTTTTTAGAAAATATTTTTACAAAAAAAAAGTTTATCGTAACAAATTAAAAAACTTTTGTTTTGTTACCTTACCTTAATTTTTTTTATCGTCACATCGAAAATTTTTTTCCAAGATTTATTTGCAATTTTGAAAAATGGACATTAAAAATGTCCAAAAATGAAATTCTGAAAAAAGTCTTGGAAAAAAAAATTCAATGTTTTTATATAATAAATTTTTAAAAGGGCTTAAAGAAAATCGGGAGGAAATCATTTTATTTTTACTATGAAAATTCATAAGGATATCCATCGTAATAATCTTTGTCATCGTCCTTTATCCATTGATTTTGATACCAATATCCGTTGTAATAATATTTATCATTCAAATAATAATTATTATAGTTATTGATAATAATATGAATAAAATAGCTGAACCAATTTTCATTTTTTATGTTAAAATGATAATGATATTCTGGGTCTAATAAATGATCTCTGTACTCTCCTATGGATAAGATAATTTTCTCTATTTTTTCCATACTACATTTTTTATTCTTCAAAAGTGTGATGATATCAATATAGATCT